TTCCGAATGCTTTCATTTGGCCGTTGATGTTTTTGCATATGGTATAGGTTGAGTTAGGTGTTTTGTGAATGTATTTGCCATGTGCTTTTTCGTATAATGTCTTTTGGCTGCCTTTGGTTTTTGGCTGGTCTATGATGACATTATGCATCATTTCGCTAATCATGTTGACACTCATATCTGATTCCACCTTAGTCCTCTATTTTTTAGGTATTGGTGTACGATGGCTACAGTATTGCTGCTGTAGCCTAAATTTTTTATAATGTCTTGCATGCTCATTCCCTTATTCTTTTCAGCGGAAAGGAATTCTATTCCTCCAGCTTCATCGATGAGGCCATGATTCCAACGTGGATGTTTGGTTTTGTTCATATGCAATTTATGATGGTTGGATTTAGAGAGCATGATGAGGTTGGCAGGTAGATTGTTTTCTTTGTTTCCATCAAGATGATGGATTGAAAATCCCTCTGGTATTGATCCAAAGGAATCTTCATATATCAATCTGTGAAGCAATTTGCCCTGGTGGATTCCGCTGCTAATTTGGTAGTATCCATCCTTTCGTTTGTATGCATTACCGAATTTAGTTTCCATCTAAAGCACCTCAAATAATGTCATGTTCAAGCATTGCCATAATTTTTAAAAGTTGCTCTTTAGTGAGATAAATTCTTTCATCTACAGTCCAGATATAAGGATTCATAATTTCTTGGATTGCCTTAACAACTCTTTCATCTTTTTCATTTTCAAAAGCAAGCCTTGGGGTTCTACTAAGTTCTCTTGTGTAATACCCTTTGAGTTCATATTCATTCATTGCTTCTTGTATTGCACATTCAGCTTCTTTTTCAGTAGCAAAAACCGGCCTTAATTGCCCATCTTTAATTTCATGATCATCAAGACATACATCACGAACCATAGCAAAATAACCATATCTGTGGTTATACTCTACAAACATCTCAATTACACCATCAGAAGATTTAATCTTTAACCTCTCTTTACGAATAGGGGAAGATTGAATATTTTTAAGACTTTTTATGAATTTAGTGTAATCGGGATTTTCTGTAACTTCAAGAATTAATTCCAGTTTTTCCATGTAGTCTTTTAGTTTTGAATTACATTCTTCTATAGAGTCTACTCTTTCTAAATATTCAGTCTTGATATGCTTACAAACTCCATATCCATAACCGAAAATTTGGAAATCTGTTCTACCGTCTTTTTGCCTAAAATTAAAACTTAATGGTGCTATATTACATTTGTAAATGTATGTTACACCATTACCTCTCCTTTCAAAATCTTTCATTTCCATATCATATCACCTTTAAATTTACTTCGTTATACCATTCGTATATAATATAATAAAATATTTTTAATAATAATATAATAATAATAAAAATGTTTACAAATAATGTAATACTTTTTAAAATATGTCTTGTTGGAAATTCGTGTAAACAGTAAACGTAAACAGTTTACAGTAAACATTTTTTTCACCAACCTATACTTTCAAAAAAGTATGACAAAAAAAGTAAACATTTATGTTATCACCTCAGATAACAACAATTCCCTAAACTCTTTCCAGTTCAAAGTCTTAGCTAAAGAATTATAGACATTCATAACGAAATCACCATTATTGTTAATGAAAAGGTTTAAAGCTTCTTCTGGAGTTGTATTCTTACCTACAAGCATATCCTTCTTATCATCATATACTGGTTTGATTCTATCTATAGCCTCTTGAAGATTATCAGGTAAAACATCTTCAATATATGGAACTGGATCAATGTCTTCAGGTTCATTAACAATAAGCTCTTCAATCTGTTTTTCTAAAGCTTCAATTTCAATTTGGGCATCACATTCTACTTTTTTCCAGTTAGCTAATTGAATCTCTAGAATGTCTTTCTTGATTGCAATCTTCCTTTTGGGATTGTTATTATACCATTCATGAACAAACCATTCAATAGCGTCTGCAGCATTGTAACCAGTTTTATAAAGTTTATCTTTGGTTGATTCATGTAGTCTTGCTGACACTACAGCGTCTTTTTTAAACTTCATTCAATACCTCACGTATATGTTTGCAGTGGTGTTCGGAATCCTCAAGTTTTGCACCTCCGAACTTCAGGTTGTCTTTCCTGTATCTGAAGTCAGGACATGTGCAATAGCATGTCTCTTCATCATGATCTATTGTAACTAGATATGAAGTGTTTGGGGAAGATTCTGAAGACACGTCAAAGTCTTCAAATTCCCCATACTTCTTATGTGACAATATGAACATCATTTTTCTCCAGGACAATTCTCATTGATGTACAAGTAGATTTCATCTTTTAGTTCTGTAGGGATGTCTCCCATTTGTACGAGTTCAAAAGTTTTTGCTCTCATTGTCCTTTTGCTTATCTTATTGCCTTGCAATGCTACCCTTTTGGCTATGGTGTGGACATAGTTTTCTATTACAGGATTCTCATCTGTTGGGTCTATTGTGGCTGCAGTTTCAAAGCCAGAAGGTTTAGGTTTCTCTTTCTTGGTAACTTTAGATTCAGCTTCAATCTGTTCGAGTGTTCTGAATTTCTTGGTTTCATAAGTGTAGTTTCCTTTATCATCTATGTAGCAGTGGTATTTCTCGTTCACTAAAGAGTTTACCTTAATCACTGCTTTTGATGGTTGGTAGTCATCATTGAATAACATTTCAAGGTCAATCTGACCGATAAAAATCAGATTTTTATGAGTGTTTTCCAATTCAAACAATATATCATTCCAACGTTTGGATCTATCACTGTATGCCGCCATACCTTTAGCTTTTGAGGTTAGCATTTCAAGTAAGCTGCTTACTCCATCCAATATGATTGTGTCATACTCTGGAGTTTTGCCTATCTCCTTAATAGTGTTTTTAACTATAGTGTATGTTTGCATGTCATTTGCAAATCTTAAGTCTAATATGTCTAATCCTGTGAAGTTTGTGTCATCGATGTCGATGACGATAGGATTTAATCCGTTTTGTTTGCAGTATGTTTCTGCAAATGTACTTTTTCCTGTTCCGTCAAGGCCGTAAATTAAAACCTTTTTTCTTGGGTTTTCTGACCTATTCTTTAATTTTAAAGCCATCTTCTCACCTTTAATATGTGTTTATTTCATCTGCCATCATTTCTAACATTTCTTTATTGAAGGACCTTTTCATTCTTTGAGCTTCCCATCTTAAAGACCATACTCTTATCCCTCTAGCGAATCCATTTTTGATGACTCTAGCATTGTCTTTTAATCTTGGATTCTTATGTTTTCTTGGATGATCCCTTCGAGATAAAAGTTCTAAATTTTCAATATTGTTGTTTAGTTTGTTTTCATCTTTATGATGTAAAATAGCCCATGGACAGATAGTCACTTTATAGTAATCTTCAAAAATCATTCTATGAAGTAACTTTTTACAATTGCCTTCTTTGACAGATGTTATCCTGTAGTAACCTTCATCACTAATTGTTGCAGTGCCAAATTTGGTTTTAATATTACCCATAGTAACCCCCTATTATAAATAACCCATTGTTGGGCCTTGACTGAAGAAACAGAATAGGCTGAAAATTAAAACTAGTATAAAGATTATGATCAACTCTTTTGCAGAGATTGATAGCTGTTTTTCAAGAGTTTCATGTGCATTGCATTTGTGCAAACTTGCAGGTTTTCTTTTGTACATTTTAGTACCCTCCTACATAGCAGTTTTCACATTGTTGGGAACCTTTTCCGAAACTGCAGTTTTGACAGTTGCTGTTCATGTAGTCTTCAATTGCAGATAGTGTTTCAAGTTCCTCTTCGGCATGCATGTTTTCCCATTTTTGTTGAAGATATATGTCATCTTCAAATTCTGGGAGGCCATCATCGCCTAACTCCTCAAGGTGTCTGTAGTGGTCGCATTCGTTCATGGTTCCACCTCTTCGTGCGGAGTTTGTATAAAATCAGTTTTCATTGATTGGAGCTCGTTGATGCAAGCTTCCATCCTTAGGTATTTGTGGTACTCTTCTGGTGTGAAAAGTACTCCTTCTTCTACGAATTTCATATTATCACTTCGACATTTTTTTAAGAATGTCTTTGAGAATGGCCGTTCTCGAAAGACTTCTTTAATTAATATTATGTTGTTCTCCTATATAAATGTATGTATAGATTTCTATATAGATAACTATCTATTAAAATAGTTAGATTAATATACTGTAAACTACTAAATATAATATATAGAATTAATAAATAAGGTGATATGAAAATGGTATTCAAAACTAAGATGAGAAAGAATGCAGGAAGTATGATCACTGTAGTTCCTGCACCAATTGTAAAGCTATTGAATTTTGAATCTGGTGATGAACTAGAGTGGGAAGTAAACATTTCAGAGGATACTGCTGAAATTATTCTCAAGAAAAACCCAGATTGAAAAAACTTATATTTTTTTGGAATTAAAAAAAGTTCGTATATTATAGAATGATTTAAAAATTTTCGGCAAAAGCCTTCGCCAAAGCTTTTAAAATTGCATATCACTCTAAATAAATCCTTTAAATATGATTTTAAACTATTAGAACAATTTATATAAGTAAAATATAAATATAAGTCAAAACCATATATATAAATATCACAGATACTAATATTATCACTTCGACGTGTTACTATTTTTCATCTGCTGATACTACTGGATGAATACTAAGAAGTGGCCGCTTCCTAGTATTCAGTTGAAAGTAGTAAATAAATTAAAAGAAAACTTTTTTTATATTACAATTATAATTTTTTTAGTTATTCTTATAAAAGTCTAACTTATTTTTTTGATCTATCTTGACAACATAATATATAAAAAACCATTAACCCATTGCTATTAATAGTTTTGTATTTGCTTATATATAAAATTAATCGTTCAGATAACTCTGTTCTAAATAATACTAATGTTCAACTTTTCTTTACCAATATTGTTAGTTTGTTCATCGTTAAAAAATGAATCACATACATTTTGAAAATTCGTGTTCAGAAAAAAATAGAAAAAAATAGCCAACTGCATAAAAATCGGCCATAAGAAAAAAATAGAAAAAAATTTTAAATTTTAAATTTTATAGTAATTTTCCAACAATGTTTCAAGTTTGTCAGCCTTGCTCTTTCCAGGAACACTATTGAAATCTTCCAATTGCTTCCTTGTCAAGCGGATTTCCAAACGTTCACTCTTCTTCATATACTGATAGATCTTCTCATTGTATATGATAAAGATGAAATCAAATAGTGTTTTCACCTGGTAGATTTCATCATCTTCAAAGGCCGCCTTTATGTCTGGCATAGCAGCTAATATGTCAAACTGCAATTTTTGAATCTTGTAGTACATATTATCTTTTGGTACTGCAGGGCCATCTGCTATGAAATAATTTATCATTTCTGAAAAGCTTTCAGCTTCCGATTCATTTAATCCGTTGTCTATTCCATAATTGTAGGAGAATGTTTTCCAATCCCCATATACTGTTGGTTCTATTATGCCTGTAGGCCATATCTTGCTAAAGAACATTTTTTCATCTCCTTTTATATTTGTTTTAAAATGCTTACTTTATATATATGTACTACATATTTATAAAGTTAACTCTCATGCACCAAAGCACAAAATAATAAAAGCACAAGAAAAAATACGGCCAGGACAAAATAAAAAATGTTAATAAATAAAAAACAGATAATAATACTATAAAAAAACTAAAGGAGTTGACAATAAAATGGAATTGAAAGAAAACTTAGGTTTAATTTTAATCGTAATAGGTTTACTGATTTCCTTAACAATGGTTGGTGCATGGATAGGAGTACCAATAGCAGCAATAGGAGTATTCCTATTAAACAAGAAAGTGAACCAACCAGGACAAACAATATCCGATGAACTAAAGGCAAAGAAAGAGGAACTCGACAACATAGATGAAAAATTAAAGCAGATGGAAAAAGACAAAGAGGAAGAGATCAACCAAAAACTCGCAGATAAACAGAATGAAATAGACAACATAGATGAAAAGCTAAAGCAGATGGAAAAGGACAAGGAAGAAGAAATCAATCAGAAACTAGCTGACAAACAGAGAGAGCTTGATAACATCGATGAAAAATATAAGTCTCTGGAACAATCCAAAAAGATGGAACTTGATTTGAAACTCAAAGACAGAAGAGAAGAAGTTAAAGATTTAAATCAAGAGGCATCACAGCTAAAACAAGAAGTGGTCCTTTTACGTGATGAAGTTGAAATGCAAAGCTATGGAATCTATGAACCTAAATACGATTTTGTAAATGCTACAGCATACAAAGAAAAACTTGATGAATTAAGAAGAAAACAGAAACAGTTGATCAAAGATAAAAAGGCTGCATGGGGTAACCCTAATATGACCTTGAATGGTGATGCACGTAAAGGACAGGCCATGATTAATGACAACATAAAACAAATTTTAAGAACTTTCAATACCGAATGTGATGGAATCATACGTAAAGTTAAACATTCCAATATAGAAAACAGCGAAAAAAGAATCAGGAAATCATATGAAACATTGAACAGATTGAACGAAAGACTTGGAGTAAGGATACAACCTGCATATCTTGATCTAAAGATTCAAGAATTATACCTTGCATATGAATACGAAGTCAAAAAGCAAGAAGAAAAAGAAATGTTAGCTGAAGCTAGAGAAAGAGAACGTGAAGAGAAAAAGCTTCAGAAAAAACTAGAGAAAGAGAAAAACAAGTTTAACAAGGAAAACGATAGAATAAAGGAGGAACTTGAAAAAACTAATGCAGAACTTCAAGCTGCAAATGATGAAGAGAGGGCAAAACTTGAAGCTGAAATAGCAAAACTTAAAGCTGCACTTGAAAAGAACAATGAAGAAATTGAAAAAATAGATGAATGGAGAGAAACTCCTGGAGCAGGATATGTATATATCATCAGTAACATTGGTAGTTTTGGTGAAGAGGTATTCAAGATAGGTGTTACCAGGAGAGATGATCCAGAAGAAAGAATCAGAGAATTAAGTAATGCATCTGTACCTTTCAAGTATGATTCACATGTATTCATATTCAGCAAGGATGCTTATACATTGGAATCCAATCTTCATGAACGTTTTGATAAGAAACGTGTCAACAAAGTCAATCGAAGAAAGGAATTCTTCAACATAACTATTGATGATGTCAAGAAGATTGTTGAAGAGAACAAGGCCAATGTTCATAGTTTCGTTGAAGAGCCTGAAGCTGAAGAATACTATGACAGCCTAAAGATGGCAGAAATGCCGTAGCCAAATAAAAATATATTTGGCTACCTTTTTTTATCTTTTTTTTAGAAACCATACTTACTCAGCACTTCACTTATTCTATCATCAACAGTCTTGTTGATGTTCTGTTTCATCTCCTCATTTTCCTTTTCCAATTCTAAAGCTTTCTTTTTCAGCTCCAAAACCTCAGGACTATCTATTGTCAATGTTTTCACATCAACGTTTATCATGACCTTATCCATGTTTTTGATATACTTTTTCTTCAGTTCATTAGGATCATCATAGAAATATGAGGATTGGACAATATCCTTTGACCTTCCCTGGAGGGAATCTATCTCATCAAGGGTCAGGCCATTTTCACCTCTTGCCAAATTGGAAGCATGGAATTTCCGCAGCATATGCATTCTCATGATGTTGTATGCTCCTTTTTTGTATCCTCCAAGCTTGCGGTTAAGCCTTGCGAACCTTACGCTCAAGTAGTTTATGTGTATGTTGAATAGTTTGGATTCCCTGGTCATGTTGTCTGTTCTGCTGTTGAGATAACTTGTGATGGCCGTAACAGCTTCAGGACTGCAAAATGTGTAATAGTATTTGTTCACTTTGTTACGCTTGAGTTTGAATGTTGGAACGATATTGTCCTGGTCTTTCAATTCATTTATGAAATCGTAAACATCGGTGCTGTTATGATATTCACATGTTGCTTCCATAAAATCCCCAATGGTTAGGGACATCACTTCTTTTCTTGCACAACCTGATGAGCATATGAATAGTATGATTGATTTCATCAATGGTTTGCTGATTGATATAGCTTCGGCTATCAATTCCTTGCTGGGTAGGTCATCGTAATATATTTCCTCATACTTTTTGACATTCTTTTCATTCAGCTTAGGTATCTTGGGAATCTCTATCTCATAATGATGGTAGATTGTCCTTATCATTGTCATTGCCTTTTTCAATGTGACTGTTGAATAGTTCTTTTCATTAATGAGATAGTTCCTATGCTTTATCAATCGTTTCTTTAATGTCCGATTCTTTAATCGTATTCCTTCTTCCTCTTCTGTTTCTGCTTCTTGCAGCATTTCTTTTAAGTGAGTTCCTTGTGACTCTACATACCTGTTGATTGCATTTTTGTACATTCTTTTACTGGATATCTGCAGGTTTCGTGTTGTTACAAAGTCATCAAGAATCTCAAGGTCTTCTTGGTTTAACATTGTAGATCTTCTCATGAAATTTTTTCTTTTTGTATTGCAAACTATATTTGTTGTCAAATGTTTGTCTAAATTATGTTAGAGAGCATTTGAAAACTAAAAAATGTGAAAGTGTAAGGTTTTTCTATGTGATACTCTGTGTATCGCATTGATAATCCTTACACTTTTAAACCATTTTCCAACCTATTTTCTAGGTAATAATAATTTGTGTAATGTATTTGATAAACTTTAGGTTTCAAACCATAAACCTAAACAATCCTAAACCATACGAACAAACAAAATGTTCAAATAAAAAAATAGGCCAACCCATGACAGAAAGTCACAAGCTGGCCTAAATTTTACTTACTCTATAACATCCAATGGGTTTGTGTTATTTGATTAACATCCATCATCAGAAACTTCAGGTTCAGCTTCTGAATCACTTGGAGCAATATACTCATCATTCATAACAACTTCTTCAGTAGGATAACCGAGAACAGTAGTAGCTTTCTCTACAGCTAACTCTTCAGCACGTTCAACCCTTTTCTCTTCACTATACTGATTCACTATAGCAGCAGCAACTACAATGATAATTGTAGCATAACCTGCAAATTCCTGTGGCAAGTAAGCAGCTAAAGCTTCAGGACTCATAGCTGCAACATAAGTCAACAAAGCAAGAACAACAGTAACTACAACACTTACAATCCTAGATGGTACCTTTAAACTTTCCATACTATAACACCTCAATATTTTTTTTATTGTACAAATTCATTACCTTCATCATCTACAAAAACAACCTCACTTGAATCGTGCTGATTCTGCAGATGTCTCTTCTTATTTATCTTAACTTGTAATCCTAAAGTTAAAGAATTCAAACCGAATTTTTCAAAACAAAAATCATTTAACTTCTGTAGGTAATCCAAATAACCCATACCTAATCCTCCTAAACTTTTGTGATTATGCAAAGTGCAGCTTGTCCTCCTGGAGTGTTAGCAAAGAAACTTGCCTGAACACCATATGGCCTGTCCTGTATATGACCAGGATATGAACCATCAGCCTTTTTGGTTCCAAGACTATTGAGTGCCCTTACATAATGTGTCTTCACATTAACCTTATCCAATACTTCATAATGTCCAAAGATTTGAGATTGTGGAGTATTCTTTGTTATGGCATGCTTTCCTGCATAGGCATAAGCAATATGGCACAACACAGCAACATTAGATTTGCATAGCAATTTTCCTAAAGCTTCAAAACGAGCATTGGCATCCTTGCCCAAACTGGAGAATGTTTTCCATTCAACCTTAAGTTTGACTCCTGTAGCTTTAGAGATTTTTGCTATTGCAGTATTGATTCCAAGATGATCTGTTCCCTTTGTGGTTGAACCTGCATAGGCGGCTATCTGCTTTTCGGAGTATTTAGTTATGCCGAACTTTTTGAGTATCTGATGAATGCTGTGTGGACCACACCAATAGGAAGTACATTGCCCAAGTCTGTTGCATCCTGCAGATAGGTAATGTGGAGTGGAAGTGTAAGGATTGGAACAATTACTTGTTTTTGTCTTGCTTGATGTAGATTTGCTAGTGCTTTTTTTACTGGTTCCACTACTAGTTGCAGTATCTTTAAGAACACTTTTATTAAACACACAATACTTCGGCAAGTATTTGTTTTTCTGATAGAACACTATAATTTTTGCAAGGCAATACAGGTACAGCTCAAAAGATACCTTTGTCCTGGACTTTTGAGTAGTGATATATGCAGGAACACGTTTATGATCATGACAAAAATTAAGGAAATTCTTAACCATGACCGTATAGTCCGCAAGCTTAACCTCTTCATTGATAGTGTCCTTATACTTGTCAGCATTGTATACAACCACACTAGCAAGACCACATTCGGCATTCTCAAATTTCTCATGAATGACCTTGCTGAACAAGTATGCAATGCTGTAACTTGAAAGAGTGGTATTGCCAACACTTGCAGCTTTAGGCACTCTTTTGTATTTTTCTATAAACTCCTTTATCTCTGGAGCCTCTTTCATTATTATACTTGTTTTTAATTTCATTTTTTTTCTCTCTAATCTCATTTTGTATTTTTTTCATTTTCACACTACAGACAACAGGAAGGTCATCTGCCATCTCACAACCATACTCCATTTCAGGATTATGGAATGCACAATTTTTACATCCTGAATCAAAAATTATACCAACTCCTAATAGACTAATAAAATTAGTATGTATAGCAAAAATTTCAACAAATTCTGTAAACAAAGAAACATAAGCGAAAGCAGCAGGACAGGTTATTTCTCAACATTGAAGAAATATGAAAAATTCAATAAGCTTAGCATAGACCAACTTATTGATGAAGCTATCAATGAGGAAAAACAGGAAATCCCACTCAAGGAAAGGAAAATAAAAAGAAGATTGCTGAACTATCGAACGTACCTGTTGAACAGCAAGTTATCACAGAATACGGTACGCTCTTATTTTGTGAAGATAAAAACATTCTATCAGCACTTTGAGATTGAAATACCTTACCTTCCTGAAGTTAAATATGCTAAGGAATATGAAACCAATTACTTGGATCTTCCAACAAGGGAACATATCAGACAAGCAATTGACATAAGCAGCATTGACATCAAGGCCATAATATTGTTCATGTCTTCCTCAGGTACAGCCAAGGCAGAAACGCTAAGCTTGACAGTACAGGATTTCATAGATGCCACTAGGGAATATCACCAGGGAGGCAGCTTAAATGAAATACTTGAACAATTAGATAAAAGAAATGATGTTGTACCTACATTTTATCTGAAGAGGATTAAAACAAGCAAATACTATTACACTTTCTGCAGTCCAGAAGCCACTAAGCATATAGTGACTTACCTTAAAACAAGACAAAACCTAAAAATGTCAGATAAGCTGTTCCAATTTACAACATCAACATTGCTGTCAAGGTTCCAGGAAATAAACGATACCATGAATTGGGGATTCAAAGGAAAATATCGTTTCTTCCGTTCACATACACTACGGAAGTTCCATGCAAGCAACATTGGATTAAGTGCAGAATACATTGATGCATTGCAGGGAAGATCCAAGAATGAAGTTCATGAAACATATATTAAGACCAATCCTGAAACATTAAAGGAAATCTATATGAAATCAATGAGTAATGTAATGATCAATCAATTAGAATCAAGAGAAGTCACACAGGAATTTACCATAGTGATAAATGTTTTCCTTAGTGGTAAAGAGTATAATATTTATTGATATTCAGCGAATAATAAAACATTACAAATCCATGTTAATGGGATAATAACAGTACAAACCGTAACTTATGGTACTCTCCGTATTAACAAGGGATTACGGTTAGTGCAATTCAAATACTACCGTGAGGGCTACAATTTCACAGGCACAGGATGGGTAAGTCTTCATACTCAAACCTGCGGAGATTACAAACCAATAACTACGATGACTTGTGCAACAAGTAACCCTACAATAAGTTTAGAAGTAAAGTCAAATGGAGAGATAATAGCACAATCCACATCAACAGGGACAAGAACTATAGAAGCAACAGCAACATGGTACTACTAATTATTCAGCGAATAATACAAGCATACAAATACGAGTAACTGGTTTCCGAGTAGTAACAGAAACAAATCAGACCTATTACAGGGGCGAGGATATTGTGCATTTATTCCTAAACTACAGCGGTAGTTTAACCGCAACTACCAGTTGGAAAGATTTCGGAAATGTTGTGGGGCAGTCCTCAAGACCATCCGCTAATATCCCGTTTATGGAACAATTCGGAGCAGTAATCCTTAGAATTAAAACAGATGGTGTTTTGCAATATCGTAGTATTACAGGTAGCAGTGTAAGTATGACAGGTATAGTCGCCTATGCAAATTGGAAAATATAACATTTGCATTATCATATAAAGGATGGTTTTCCTATGAAACGATACAACAATGCTCATGCAATATGGGTTTATTAATCTTATTATTCAGCGAATAATGTATCTTTGCAGATAAAGGTTAAAGGTTTCAAAAGCAAGTCAATGTGGAATGGTACATTATATTACAATGATGAAGAAGTCCAATATGTTTTAAATCAAACTGGAAGTGGAACTTATAACACAAGTGGAAATTGGACAGAAAGTCAAGCATTCGACACAATCCCATCAAATTTAAGGCCAAAACACAATGTGTATTCCATTGTTTCGTCATCATATCTTAGATTAAGAGTTAATGCTTCAAGTGGGAAAATAGAGTACCAAACCACACAATCAGTTAGCAACCCATATATACAATGCGTTATGAATTGGTTGTTGCCATAATTTATGCTATGCTCCAATCATATTGTCCATAAAGATTCTTGTTTGATTGTGAAGATCCAGTATTGCTTCTCCAATAAAGTTTCCCATCCTCACTAACTCGTAATAGGAATGTGTCATCATATCCAACGAATAGTAATGCTTGCTTTGGTTTCACACTTGACAAGAATGCAGTAGAACCATACTGTACGAAAGATGTTGCCAAATTGGCAGTATACCCTAACAGTATTAACCGTGCTTTGTTTCCCTCTCGCTCAACAATAATCTTCGGATTGTCAGTAGTATTACTAAAGATTTGTCTAAATCCTTCTACAAGGATTTGTGTGCTGTTGTGATTATTCGCTGAAAAAGTAATCAAACCCCACTCTGAACATGTGTAAGTTGTAGTAAACTCACCATTGCTTCCAGTAGTTCCACTTTTCCAACTGCTGTTATTTTTCAATATGCTGACAGTATGGCCAACAACAGGGTTGCCTGCCTGATTGGTGACTTTCACAGTAACGCTAATGTCAGTATCAATAGTAGGATTATAATTGCTGCAGCTAATGCTATAATTATACAAATCAGTAATGCTTGTTTTCACATGAGTATGGTTAGTTAAAGCATAACCGCTTAATTGAGAAACCTTCGCAAGGTCAGATGAACTGTAACCTGAAATTGATGTAGCATTGATTGTAGTTGATTCCTGACTGTTAGCCAATACAGCATTCAATCTTGTTTCATCAAAATAAGTCTCATCAATAACCTCTAATTCCTCTCTCAAAGCATTCAAATCTTCAGCATTTGCAATCTCAATGGAACCAATACGAGTTCCCTGATCTGAGAATACAATTACTTCAGCACCTATAATATCATTATCACTTTCAGTAAAAATTCTAGTTTTAAAATCAACCATTCCTTTCACCTCTTAAACTTTATATTCAACCCAGTTAGGCAAAATCTTAACCTGCTTATCAGTATTTCCTTCACGAGTACAAACATAACCTAAAGCAATGCCTGTATCCTCAAGGTTAGGAGTGTAAATCACTTCCAACTTATCATTCAAATTCAATATTGTAGAGTAATCCTCTTCATCAACAATATTTAAGATAAGCATTCCTTTAGTGTAATCGACAACAAAATCGTTATCTTCAATCAACTCTCTTTCATCATCAGTATTCTTATTCAGGATAACACTTCTCAAAGGATCTACTGGAGAGGCCCTGAGAGGAACTTGTCTTGATTCCAATATGTCATCACTTACAATGAATTCCTGTTTAAAATAATCAATCACTAATGGGTTACTGGTATAGCTGCTGTTAACACCATTATATGTTCTGCCTATCTCTGATTGTGTTAAATCCTGTATGAATATAGGATTATATGTGAAAGTAATGCTGCCTACAGGAACATCATTTATCAAGTCTTCAGCTAATGTGATTGTATCATTGTCATAATCCACGTTAAAGTCATACCATTCTCCATAATTGCAGACTCCTTCATCACCTGCAGGTTGGATTTGACATTCAATGATTGGATAAGCAGGACTGTTCTTCAAGTAGAATGGGATATCTATCCTATTCTCTTCTTCATCTATAGTATAGAAGCTAAGGCCATGCTCAACTTCCTCATCATCTGTCCAAGGCTTAACATAAACATTGTTCTCTCTTAACAATTCAATTGCAGTAGGGTCATCAATGAGATAACCATACCTTACATCAAGGTCATCATCAGTAATCTTCTCTTCATCCAAGCCTTCAATGAAAGTATACTCTGATAATTCTTCTGCAGTAATGATTTGGAAATGTTCAGTCACCTCTTTTTCCTGGATGACTTCAACCTTACAATCAGTTGATGGATCCATATTTACTGGAGCATAAATCCTTCCCCAATGAGTGGCCCCAAGCATTGGAGACAATTTAGGTGTGAAGAAATGAGTACGCACATACATCTTATTTGGCAAAACGTTTGTGAAGTAAATGTTCATGTCCTGGACAACTGGAGTTACCCCATTGTTTGTTGTCCACATCTTTACCCTTACAAACAATATTCTTGGATATTCCCCATCTACTGGTGAGAATGATTTTTCATGATTCTCTAATGCAGACCAGGTTCTGCCATCGGTTGAAACCTGATATTCCAATTTCCCTGCAAAGCTTGCTGAATCTCCACTATCATTGCAGCTGAGCACAACCTTCTTGAAAGGATTAGTGAGTATAGGCTTCAAGTAAAGGTAATGAGTATCAGTACTCCTGGTTGAAGGGTCCAATCTGATATTTGCTTGGAATGCAAAGTCAGATGGGGTTAGCTGCCCTAACCTGTATTCAACTTTAAGGTCATTACGGCCGTATCTTTCCCAGGTCCTTCCATTGTTGTTACTGAAGAATGCATCTCCTCCCATATATTTGCTGTTTGCACAGTTACGGCCCCATCCGCCAATACGTGGACAATGGTTCCAATTTGACAATGGGCTGAACATCACTATAGCATATGATTCCCCTGCCACTAATGTTGCAGGCTGATCAAACACAATGCTCACAAAACCTGGCTGTGTTCTTTTTGGATCATAAGTTGCTTCAGCCAATGGATTATATATGTCTCCTGCAGGTACTGGCACAGTTTCAGTTCCAGTTGCAGGAACATTGGTTCTGGTCTTCGGATCCCAGGTCATTTTCTGGAATGTCTTGTTTTTTGTAGGCCATATTTGCACTATCAATGGGCTTCCCCAACTAGCAGAAGTTGTTCCATTGTTTTCAATCTGGAGAGAAATAGCTTCAAGTTTACCGCCTTTGCCTGAAGGTACTGTGAATGTCTGTGCCCTACAGACAGCAGGGATATCTGATTCCCTCCAATCCTGTAACCAACTAGGCCTTACCTGATAGGTTTGGTTCTTATCATAACCCACATACCAGAAACTGTTAATCTGACCAGTAGCCCAGTTCTTAACTGTCTTGTCAACCTCTCCAAGAGTGTGGGGAACTACAGCCTGATGTACAATTACTCCGTTATCTTCATAGGATTCTATTACAGCAGTACTCATATCTGAATCAATTACAGACATATCGCTGAAATCTATTGAAACTGTTGATTGTGAAGAGGTATCAAAGGTTACATTATTATCGGTTGTTTCAAGGAAGCTGTAACTGACATCCCTATCAACTGGTATTGGATTGAACCTTTTACGTACAGCAGGAGGAGTAAGGTAATCTAATTCTTCTACTTTCTGTTTAAGGTATTCATCATTCTGACAGATCTGTTCAAACAATTGGACTGTTGCATACCTCTGCTCTGAGAATGATTGAACTCTGTTTAAATTTTTATATTTTGGATTACAATTTGACATAAATATCACTTTATTTTGTTTCAAGGATAATGTTCATAAGATTAGGATTATTGTTGTTTGAAGTATGTATGTAAAGATTTTTAGTGTTCCTGGAATAGTAATATGAGGCATTAGTATCTTCAACATCTTCTATGCTACCCACATTCACATAACCTGAATGTGTATCTTCCTCTGACACTCCTACAACTTGTGTAGGCTCTGCTATCCAGTATACATTATCATAATTCTCAGATTCTATGAAATCTTTTCTGACTGCACCAGTAGTTAGCTTGAAAGTATACTCAACATCAACTTTACCGATACTGTTGCTTAGGAAATCTGAACCTATACGATTGAAGATATCATGACTGATAAGTATATCATCATTGGAAACTCCTATCTCTGAAGTGTTAATTACCTCATTTGCTTCAAAGCTAGCATTAAGGATTATCTGTTTTGCATTCAAATCAACACTTGTAGTAACTTTCCTTTTAGCTGTCAAGTTAGACAATTCAACATCTGTCTTCTTTGGCCTGGTGCTTCCAGTACCAAGGACAATGTATTGTATCGGTTCAAATTGATTGTTGATTGCACGATTAAGGAAAAAAGATTCACCAAGAAGAGTGATAAGATTATCTCCTTCCAATATAATTTCTCCATTTTCCTTAAAACAATAATGACCTTTGATTCTCATATGAATTTAACCTCTTTCTTATTTATTTTCAACTTTGCATGAATTTTAAAATCATTCTTTTCACTCATCTCACTAGTGAAAAGGTTAATGTGAATCCTTTTACTAGTTGGCATTAATTTCTGTAATCTTTTCTGAAGATTATCAGCTGTTTCAGTTGGAATGTTCTTAGGAATATCTGATGGATTGAAACTAATGTCATAATTATTAGGAGTCCAATCAGGTTCATTAAGTATTATCTTACAATTGTCATTAGCCATTATTCCTCATCCTCCCATTCTTTGCCTATTCTTACAACAATGCTTTCTTTAGATCTGTTTGCATTATTAAATTCCAAATTAGATATTGTTGAAGACATGTCATCATTGACAAAAGTAATGTCTTGAAGCGTTAATGTCTTGTTTTGTGATATTTCAAAGAATTTTGGGCTTGTGGTATTCTCTATTACAGCATCACTACATCCAAGGATACGGCAATTTTTAGTAACTTTTACTGCAGAAGATATAGTGTTGGATCCACTTACAACTATGAAATTCTCCTCTCCTTCAGCTGAATTTACTGCCTTTTGTATTGTGGCAAATGCCGCTTCTAATGATTTGCCAGTATTGCTGTCATCCCCATTTGCACTCACATACCAATTTGCGAAATTGCATCCTGCAATGTTGATCTCTATTTCTTCTGTTCCGAAAGGAAGCTCCCCATCATTTGCTATGAACTTGAAAACGTTTGTATTGTCTTCATCCAGTAATGTTGCTGAGATATTGTAAACATCACTTTCATAGTTCTCTTCAATCAATGTATCATTCAAGTATATGTCAACATATGAAGGGTTAGACAATCTTTCAGCATAGCTGTTCAGGAATTGGAATGTGAATTTCACTCTCTGGTTTTTGAAAGGAATATTGGTGTTCACTGATACGAATAGGAATTTACCAAGGTCTATCTGTGGATTGCATAGCTTGTCTTTATGTTCCCATGGCTTTGGAATCCAACCTTCCTCATGCATTGTTTCATCAAACATCTTGAACAATGCATTTTCACGATTAATGAGTGTGGATGAGATTCCATACAATTTCCATAATTCCAGTACGGGCAATGGTGTGTCATGTATTCTAAGATTGTAATTAAGAATCCTGTTCATGTAATGATAGTCATCTTCACTTAATCTGTCATTGTATGGAGGCTCTGTATTTGCATAATCATTTGTAGGTATGTATGTTTTCCTTGGGATGTTGTTGAATGCTCCTATTTCATCAAGGCTTTCATCATGATCATAAATGTCTCCTAGGATTTCATCATTTTCTGGGAAACCTTTCATGATGATATATTCATCATAGGTCTCTACTTTTATGCTGAATTTATCATCAGGTATCACCAATGGAGTATCTTCATTTTCCTCTTCATTTTCTTCAACATCTGCCAATAAGGTATCGGTTTCCTCGGTGCTATCATATGAATAAATGAAAGAGCTTACATTGTCTTGTTCTGAATATTCCTCCATATAGATAAGAGTATCATTTTTGTAACATTTCACACTTTTAAGGTGCGGATAATTAGCTACGAAATTTATCACATAATCATAAGGCACGTTCTGCTCCTTCCAAATCAAGCAGCGTTTTTCAAGATGAAAACTTTCCTTAACATTAAACAATGCCTGGTAAAGATTCTTGAATTGGTTATTGGTAACGCTTTGAGATTTATAGAAATTACTTGATGGACTTTTATCAAAAAAATAAGGGAACATGTCCATTAAGCTTTTCAAACTATCTTTAACCATCTGTAACCAACCTCCTATAACATTTCAATAGTGATAGTGTTACTTACACCTATTTCCTCATCAAGGATAGGGATATAATCTTCTGGATAATTGAAGTTGATGTTCTTCAATTCAGTAATCTCCTCATCCAAGAACACGGCTAATTTATGAGGTATGAAGTCTTCGCCGAGCACGAGGCCAGGATACCAGGAACCATCCTCCCTGTAACCTCCATCTATGAAACATTTGATAGCAGTTATGATCCTTGCTCTAATTGCATCCTTTTCAACAGTAGAGTAAGGGTTCAATTGGTCAATATCAACATTGACTACAGCATAGATATCTATAAACTTGCTTGTAGGAGAGAACATGACAATATCTTCGGTAGCTTGAGTTATGATTCCTTGTAGGTCTTCATAAGCCCTGTTCAATTGAGTAGGTGTGCCTGGGTCCAATACCACTTTTACAGTACCCGTACCATCCCAATTTGGAATAATCTTATAGCTATCAATTCCATCAAAGTTAGCGAAATAATTCTCATAAGCTTCATCAGAACCTTTAATATGTATTTTAATCCAGTTCAACAAGAGGTAACGATATTCATCATCAGTATACCCTTCGGTTCCGCCACTACTGGATTTTGCATTATTGCATGATAAGTTGACTTCAAGACTATCAACAATCCTTGTAAGGGAGTTTTCAACTACTTTACTGCCTACTCCTGGTTCAACTGCTATGGTTGGAACTGTTGTTTCAGTTTCACCTGCAGCAATGAAAATGTTTTCAAGTGTGCGATATTCAATATCCTCTTCTTGAGTAGAAACAATTACTCCTGCAGAGATATTGGTGTCCTCTTCGAGGGCTTGTGAAATAGAGAATGTCACTTCAGCTTCAGCATAAGTGGCAGATGGCCTTTCAATACCAACAATCTTACCAATATCATCAAGGTCATTTCCTTCACCATATTCTACCTTGGCTGATTCGTACACAGCAGTCATATATTCATATGCGATTTCAAACATGCGTGCAATAACTGATTTGTCCATCACATAATAGTTGCTGATGTCTTCCTCGTTTGCAATGAAATCTGCAAAATCCTCTGCATGACTAATAAGGCCCTTATCAAGAGAATCATTAAGCATTTCCTCAAAGATTTCCTCATATGCTTTTTCTTCATAATTCATATAGTTACACTTCCACTTATTTTTTCATCATTTATTGAAGTTACAGTAAAATCAACATCATAGTTAAAATCGTTATTGTCTGTTATGGTTACTGAATCAACAGTATCTATTCTGCGTATGTTTTCAAGAACCTCTGTAGTGTACATTTCAAGCTTATACCTGGTTAAAGTATTTTGATTGTCTTTGATTACCTCATGTGCATGACAGCCGAATTCAGAATAAGTGTCTGTCTTGATTTCACCAAATCTTGTTAATATGGCAATTTTACAAGCATTCTCTAAACTTTTTATGCCAGTAATGTTTTCATAATCTCCATTCTTGAAGCTTATATCACATTCTCCATATTGGTTGCTTGTTAATTTCACATCTTCATTCAAGGTTTTGTTAAATCTAAAATCATAACTTGATGGATTTATAGGCAACAATTTTATTCAACTCCCTTTTCTACCATTTGTTTAATTTACGTTGAATTTTGTCTTTGTTATGATGATTTGTCAGAATCTCCTCTTCCAATAGGAATGCCTCATCATCATAATCTTGCATGTCAACAATTATTCCTGGTTTTATCTTAACTTTTCCTTTCTTCATCATTATCACGCTTTAGCCGTTAGCCCAGACTTTTGTTCCATCTTGCTTAGTTTCTATCACTTTCCATCCTACAACATTGATTTGTATGTTAGAATCTCCTGCAGAGAATGTTTTCATTCCCCAAGTAGAGCAGGAATAGGTATATGTAGCAATACCATTGATATTAGTTGTCAATGTTGTTGTAGTGGCATTAGGAAGGGTTAAAACTACACTATGGCTTGCAATAGGACTGTTTGCGTAGTTTGTAACTTTGACTGTTATTGTGACATTGGTATCTATCTTGGGATTGTAGTCTGAGGAACTTAAGGAGTAGTGAGGCTTGCCATTCAGCCCTCCAACTACTGCACTATTTGCAATAGCATTATTTGAACTTGAATTTAGTGATAAATCAACCACCACTCCACTTGGTATGTTTGGAGTATTGTCTAAATCCTCGTAGTCATTGCTTAAAGCTACTGCTGCAAGGTCATCGGTTTTTGTAAACCATTGCTCTAACCAGGCCACCACATCTTTCAATACTTGAGCCAATGCAATCACCTTCTATGAAATGGTATTAAATACTATGCATCCCTCGTTTGTTTCTCCCTTATCTATTAGAGTTATTGTTGTTCCAAGAGCAGCAGTCTTGTTTGCCTTGTTGGATAATGCAGTATCAATGTCGGAGTTTATAGTTTCTTGTGTAGCATTAGCACTTGAACCGATATTGCTGTGTGCTGTACTATCTTTTATATGCCCTGCAAGGAGGTTAGCAACTCTCTTAACTTTTGAGCTGTCGCTTGCATCAGTAATTACAATATTATCTCCTGAAGCTACAGTAACAGCAGTTGAGGTAATTTTACCATCGTTGGTAACTTGCCCATGGGTATGTGAACTAGGTGTGTAAGAAGATGGCTTGTCAGTAATGTTTGACCAACTGATGCTTAAACTGCTAGCACTTAACTCTCCTAATTCTTCCCAACTATAGCTTGTCGGTGTTGTTGAAGTATCCTTGACAGTAACATACTCTTCAAAAACATTTGTTCCACTAGCTCCACTTATCGCTACAAGGTATAATTTTCCCATTGTGCTTGCTGAAGCTGTAGGTAGGGTTGAAACTACTTGTATCCAATCTATGCTCATCAATGTACCAATCTTTGTGTTAATGGCATCATTGATTGCTTGTTGAGTAGCATCACTAGACAATGAGCCTATATTTGTATAGTTGTTAGCGTTTGCATCGGTGATTTGTGCTGCACCACCAGTCTTATCTGCTTTTCCACTAACAGTTGTATCCAATGCAGAAACAGTTGAGCTGTCTGCCTTGTTGTTAATCTGTGTCTGCAAACCACCAATCAATGTGTCCACTTCTGGCTCGGTATAATACCATTGCTTAAGCCAAGTCACTACATCTTTCATCACGGAAGTCATAATTATAATTCTCCTTTATCTAATTCAGCTGTAATTTTCATATAACCATTGTTCATTGTATCGATTTCCAAATCAATGTCAAGAGCATCTATAGCAGTATTTATTAACTGCTTTGCAGTATCAATATCTATTCCTCCATGAGGAACATTCTCTAATAAGTCATCCACTTCCTGTTTGGTATAAACCTCCTGTTTTGTGTAAACATCATCTGAAGTAGCATATTCAAGATCCTTCATTTCAGAATCCATATCACCAATATTTGTAGTGGATTTGTCAGGCAAACGAAGGTCTAAACCATCGTAACCGAACTTGATCCAGAATTGATTTGTTCCTCCATCAGTAGTTATCTTCAAGTTACCCATATTTGCAGGGTTAATGCCAACTAATTCTTCAGCAGCATAATAACCAAGCATTAGCCAGTCATCACTATCGCTATCATGAATGTTCACAATCAAAACTTGAAGATCTCCACGTGGGATAATGCAAGGCTCATGCAATTCTGTACAATAGTCTTCATCCCCATTTGGAGTGAAGAAATCTAACATTTCCCCACCATACCTGTGGAGTATTTTGCATAAAACCTTTTCATCAGTATTGTCCAATGACACTTCAGCTTTATCCAGGTAGGGATAGAATTTTGTTATGATACCAGTACGTATTTTAGTATTGTCTACAGCATTAGTTATCTGTTGAGTTATCTTAGGCCCTATTGTCCTGGTTATTGCTCCTTCAATAGCCTCTTCAACACGGCCTTTTGTAACTGTAATGTCTTTTGTTCCCATCATGTTCCTCCAGTTTTGGTCTCCGATTCTTCCTCCACTCCAAAGCTAGGAGGATAATCCACTAATGTGAGGTTTGTTGTCCAATTGTTGGTCCCATCCTCATCGTTGGAGACCTTTGTAATATACATGTAATCATCAATAAAATAAGAGGGCAAAAATACACGGACCCATAAACCAGACTTATATTTGAGGCTGCCGTTGACTTTGCATTCTACACTCCTTCCATCATCACGGCGAATCTTGTTCCATTCACGATTCAGGAATGATTTTGCACTTTTCAAATCCTTGATTGATTTGTCTGCCTTTATGGATTGTGAAATCTTTCCGAAACGTTTTATCAGATTCTTATCCTGCAATGCCAAATCATAATTCCCATATTTCAATGTCAAATGATTAACTGTGCCTGGATTCACATCAGTAACTGTGATGTTATCATATAACGCATTGTCATATTCGGAAATCTGAAGCTTTGTCGATGTTGGATCTTTAATCTTATGAACATATACTGTATCTTCGACAAGCCTTATCTCAACATCCCCATCCCACTTGGAAACAGCCTTTTTAAGAGCCTCCTTAATGCTTCCTCCAGTAGATTCACTAGACTTTGATGAGGAAGTGGAGCCTCCGCCAATCACATTTACAAGATTGTTTCCTAACTCCTCTACACTTGAACCGCAGGCATAAGCGATTTTGGATTTGTATTTTTCCATAACTTGCTCTGTAGTCATGCCTACGATATCTGCAGTAAAAGATGCGGAGGAATGGTCATCATGTGCCTTTCTTAATTTCGCAGTTTTCGCTCCTTTGCATGAACATGTTTCTGGACTTATCCACCCTTCCAAACCGAAGTATGCGTATTTGGTATGGTAGTATCCTTTTGTCATGCCCACATAGAAATCCTTATATGTTTGGAGGTCTGCACCGTTGACAAGCATGACAACTACTTTGCCTTTGTTTTTCTTTTTGCCCATTAAGTTTTGTGTAGGTCCTGGACCTATAGGTGCAAGTTCTACGTTATGGCCTACCTTTTCCAGTTTTTTCGCTATGGTTTTTTGTGTTTTCTTATCTTCACTTGCCTTGTTCAAATCGCAGCCAAGAATTATGTTGGCCATACCATTGACACCTCCTATATTTTTTAGCAGCTTGGGTTTTTACCGTTTTTCTTGTAATAATTCAACCCTTTCCAAACCTGGTTGATTTTACGGTAATGGCTTGTAGCATCGCTAGCGTATTCTTTCTTATCTATGATTATGATTGTCCAGAAATGGTCTGGTCCATGGACCACTTCTGCATCCAATCCAGCAGAGGACATCATTGCCCTGGTCAATCTTGCAGTATCTGCACAATTCAAGTGCAGGCTTTTCAAGCATGCACTAGCTGAATCCTTTTTACTGCAAGAGTAGTAAGTATAGTTATTGTTTTTCCTTAACCACTCATGAATCAACACCATCTTCTTATAATCATCAGTTTCAGAGCCTATGATTTCCTGTACCTTGGAATCTATATCCTCTCCCTCTCCACCAGTAGCTGTGGATGAGGAGGATTTGTCACTTGACTCTGAAATATTTGTAAAATCAGTCACATCATCCTTTAATCCATCAACATTGACTTTAGCCTTTAAACCTGAAGCTTCAATTATCTTCTTTATGATCTTTGACCTTTTGGTCTTTTTGAAACTGAACTTCGCTTCCTGGTCCAAGAGCTTGTCCATACCACTAATCTTCACATCAACCTTTTCCTTGTTGTATGAAACATCACTAATGAAACCAGTTATGGCAGTCCCCATATCCTCCCATTTGAACTTGTCATTATTCTGATTGCCTTTCTTCAAAGCTATCCTATTTCCTTTTTGGAAATATTTCAGATAGTCAATAGGAACGGATACTGTTGAATTGGAACTTATATCGGTGTAATCGCTTTCAAAATTATCACTATACAATTCACCAAGATAAATGACTCCATTTATTTCACCAGTCTGCAATGGAAAACTTGTCCCTTCTGTAGCAGATGTTGTTGAGGTTTTAGGTGCTGCTTCAGTAGAATAAATCTCTATACCTGCTTTTGAAATTGAAAGAGTAGTGCTCAAATAACATCACCTTAAAATTTTTTTATTTCTTTTTACCTTTGTTTTTCTTAGCAGCAGATTTCTTCTTACCTTTTTTGCTTTTATCACTAGTGGCATTATCTTTTGCCTTGGATTTTGCCTTTGTCTTTTTGACTTTGATTTCCCTAGCAGCAGGAACAGTAAAATTCTCCCCAATAATACCGCTTTTCTTATTAGGAACCTCTTTAATGTTAATGGTTAATTTTAGGCTTTTTGGAGAAACATGCTCAGGTTTGATAGTGACAACTGCATTGAAACTTCCTCCAAATTCTGGACTGACAACCTTAACAGGTTTTGACACCATCTGCTTGAAGATCTTGTTATGAACTTTAGGATTATTCTGAGGTACTGCAACATGAGTCACTATAGTGAAATCCAATCCCACAAAAGCACCTTTTGTAACTTTCTGTGTTCCTCCAACAATGTTGTTGAAGTTATAGTCTCTTCTTCTGAATGCCTCGTTAGGTGTAACCTCTTCAGCATAGAATGGATATCCCATGATTTCAAGGTTACATCCATCTGTAGGTACATTATACATATTTGCCATTTTTAGCCTCCTCCAGGAGTAGTTTTTCCAAGTGATTCAAATGCTGCAATCACTACTCCTTGAGCTTCTTTATCGGTCATATTTCGAGCATCCACAGGTACTGCTCCTTCTTGGACATTGATTATAGTGACATTGCTATTGCTTGTAGTTGATGGCACATAATTCGCATTTTGCCTTACTGCACCGAGTGTAGGCAATGTCATTCTAGGAGCTTCAAACCCTAATTGAAGATTCCCTGCATATTGCCTTGCAGCAGAGTAAGCAGAATTATATGAATTTTCAATCATGCCAGGTATTCCTTTGAATTCCCAATCGATTGCTCTCATGAATATACCTGGGGAATGTTGGTCAAGTATGCTGTTGAACCCTTCCCATAATTGGCTTGCAGCATCCTTTGCAGCATTGTACAATTGACCGCCAACATCAATTACCTTTTGGGCAATTCCGAGGAATTCCTGGTGAACCTTATCAGGTATTCCAGTAACTTGACTTATCACACCTTGTACAGCTTGGCTACCAAGGTTTCTGGCAGCACTTGCAGCACTTCCTGCAGCATTAGCGATTCTTCCAGGAATCTGCATGAAGAAACTGAACACTCTTCCAGGAATGCTCCTTATGAAAGCAAGAATACCATTAAGTATTCTTTGCCCTGCCCATCTTGCACGAATGAAAGCGATATTTCCGAATGCAAGTATTCTTGTAACAACTTGGTGCAATATGACTGCTATTCTGTTTGGTATGAACATGATCACTCTAACAATACCATTAAGCACTCTTTGACCGAATTGTTCTATTGAGATGCTTCCATTGAATAATCCTTTTATTGTGTTTACAACATCTCCTGCAATTTTTCCTAATTGTCCGAATAGATTTATAATTGTACGTACAACATCTGGTCCTCCGCTTCCAGCTCCTTCGCTCTTGAAGAGGTTATTCCATGCTGCACCTAACCAATTGAATATTGGAGATACAGTATCCCATAATGTTTGGAATGCTCCTTGTATATCTTTGAGTGTGCCTTGAACTTGAGGACTGTTTACAAATGCAGACCACAATCTGTCAACACCTGCTTTGATGCTGTCAAGCATAGTGCCGAAATCGGTCCACCATCCAAGGCTTTCTCCGATTTGTTCAACTACAACAATGAATGCTCCGACAGCAGCTGCAATTGCGATAATAGGCCATAATGAAGCAAGTTCTGCGGCAGCTAATGACCAGAACCCAACAGTTGCGGTATCTGCTGCCAATGCTTCCACACCTAAAGCTGCGGCATTTCCACTATGTGCTGCAGCTGCTGCTATCTCTTCAGCTGTCAATCCTGCCATTGCAATTGCATTCTCTGTTGAAGTGGTAGTCAATAAGGCCATAACTGCTTCGTATCCTTCGGTGATGGCAGCAGTCACTCCTACTGTTCCTCCCATCATCTCGATAAGACCTATTACACTAGTTAAAGGTCCTGCAATAATCCCTATTCCTGCACCTAATGTTACTGCTGCAAAACCAAGAGTCTTGACTGGTCCAGGAAGGCCATTAATGGCATTGAGGAAATTCTGTACAACTGGAATCAATGGCTGAATTGCATCCATCAAGGCTGCACCGAAATCTGTCTTGATTGAAGCAAGAGTATTGTTTAATCTTTGGAATTTTGCAGTAGCGGTATCTGCATATTTATCTGCAGCTCCTCCAGTACGGCCAAGGACATCATTTAATAGTTTTTGCTTATCAATTGCGCCAGTAGTCTCATCTTTATAATCTGCAATGTTTAGACCAAGGCTTTTTAATGCTTTCCCATTTCCCATGAATGCTTTTTGCAATTGTCCTGCAGCTTGTTCTTGGCTTATTCCCATTTGTGCTGCATAATTGCTTGTGGCTTCCATGGCTTGTTGAGATTCTTGTAGGGTCATTCCCATATTCATATAGGTAGTCATTGCAGCTCTTGTATCGGATACGCTTCTACCCATGCTGTTTGAGTATTCTTTTACCCAGTTTTTGATTTCATCGGATTGTTTATCCCAATTCCCACCAGTATTTGAAACCGCATTACCAAATTTATTCCATTCCTGCTCTGCAGCCATTGCAGAATCTACAGCAGAACGTGCAAATCCTAACATGCTTGCAGACATTGCGGTTACTGCTCCTCCAATGGCAGTTTTTAATGCTCCTGCCCTTTTTTGAGCGTTATTGAATGCTGGTCCTGATTGGTCATCTCCACGGATACGGAGCAATACATCTTCATATGAAACCATTTTATTATATCTCCTCTAAATGTTCTTTAAATTCTTCATTTTGCTTGATTTCATTCCTGATTTGTTGTGAATATTTGAAAATTAGAAATTTGATATCAGGATTAAATTTTTTCTTGATAACTTCAGAGGGCAACCAACCTAAATGTTTGCTCACTCTGAAGTATACTTCCCCATAAAAAGAGTTAGTCAACTGGAAATAATTCTTCGTTTGACTTTTCTGTTAAACCTAATTTATCTTCAACCCTATTAACGATAGCCCATTTCTCCATGAATGGGAATTTATTCCAGAACTCAAGTCTTTTTTCATAGTCTTGATTGGATTCTGGTAATCTTAATTGACTTGCAAGGAATCCATCTATAAGTTTAGTTTTTTCTTGGCTAGCCAATACACTAATCTCTTCATTCATCTTTTGTAGTATGATTTTCTCTTCACTTGTTAAACTTTCTGGATCTGCTTGTCCTCTTGTATAGAAATCTCTTTCTTCTTGGCTGAAATCCTTGAAGAGATCTATGTTCATTTGCATATAATCCATTATACGAGAATCATCTATAGGGAGAATTTCAAATTCTAACCTATATACTTGCCCTTCATATGTAAGGTTAACTTTCAGGGATTTGTTGATTGGATTGTCGAGTATGTCAAGAAGCTCTTGTTCAGTACGGATTATCTGTACTGTTTTCTCGTATGCTTCAATTGTTTCAGTTGGCCTATACTCGTTAATTGCTTTACGATATCTTTGTAGGGTTTTCTTGAGTAATGTGAATTCATCATCTGTTAAATCTACATGATCCATACATTTGATTACTACTATTTGTTCTTCATGGGATAATGCTTCGAGAGGTATTTCCTCACATTCAAGTGGGAATTGAGTTTTTAGCAAATGTCTCTCTAACTTTGCAGCCTTAATATCTTCGTTCATATCATGTATCCTCCTATTGGAAATATGAAAAATTTTTCAAAAAAAATTAAGAAACAAAAAAATAGGATTATTTTTGTTTCTTTGAACTGGTTGCACCAAACTTAACGCTGAATGGTTTGTTGGCATCTTCTTTGGAAATCTCTTTGATGTATGCTCCATATAACACATCATCTTCTACAAGATTTCCTGTCTCTTCATCGAAATCATAACTTGCTAAGGTTTTTTTTGCATTAGCATCGTATAATTTCTTAATTGGTTTTCTGAGATTTGGATCTATATCGCTAGCTTCAGCTTCAACAGTTTCTTTTCCAAATGTAGTGTCATATGCAGAGCTGCTATTTGTAGCACTCAAATCTTCACTATCTTTTTTGAAACTGGTCTTGAAACTTCCACAAACAATTTCCAAGTCACCAAACATTAATTGAGATTGGTTATATCTTTGACTATCCGCCATATTATCACCTAAATTTTAATTTTATGCTGTTGCTACAACAGCAGGATTTTTAATAGTTACTTTCACATTAATTGCTACAGTACAGTTTACAGGTTGAATTTGACCGACAAGTTCCATATCGTAAGGTTCTGAATCGGATTCAACAAGGCGTAAGAGGGTTCCTTCTCCAGTAGTGCCGTTGTAAGGGATTATTCTTTCTGCACGTACTTCTTCAGCGACAATTGCATCAACTTTGGTTTGATTCTTGACAATGTTTGATACAATTTCATTAGCCTTGATTTGTGGGTATACTGCTTTGAAGATTTGTCTGAGAAGGTGGTCTGCATTGAATCTAGCATGGAACAATGCATCTGCAGGCCTGTTGGTTGCTGCAAATGAGGTTGAAGTAGACAAGTTGATTCTGCAGTATGTGTCTGTATCCACTCTCTCATCATGGTTGAATATGATTCCTGCATTTTGCAATGCTAATTCTTCGGCTTTGGTTCTAGCTTTGAAGGTTCCAGGAGTTACACTTCTATATTCAAGGTAACCTGGTTCTATGTAGTATTCTGTAGTACAGATTCTAGCTATGGTTTTTCCGAAGAGTTGGTCTTCACAGATACCTATTCTGCTGCTTAAGATTCCTCCAGAGGATGGGTTCAATGCAATGAGATTTGCATCGGTTGCGTTTTCTTGGGTTCCGAATCCTACACGGAGATTGAGGTTTGCAGTTTCTGTAGCGATACTTGCTGCGGCTCCTGCAAGGAATGCTGCAAGAGTGTAATCACTAATGTTGTTAGCGCCCACATATACTTCTACAGTTGCATCTGGCTTGGTCTTTGCAGTAGTCAATGCATTTGTCCAGGAAGTCTTTGTAGTTCCTGCACCGACATCAATGACATATATGTAAGGAACTCCTAATTGTCCTGGAGATCTTACTTCTGCTTCTTCAAAGAAATCTTTTAGGAAAGCTAAAACTTTATTAGTACTAGTATCAGTTCCTATTCCACCGTTTGCGATGGTTCTGTTAACTTCTTCCCAACTAGAAAATTTATTTATTTGGGTACCATCTACTGCATAGCCAGTAGCAGAAGAGTTTCCAGTTGTACCAATAATGACTGGTATTTTAGCACCAGTTCCAACTACTTCAAATTCGGTTGATTCATCAAAATATAAACCAGGTATTTTACTAATAGGCATTGTTATTCAGCCTCCACTATTTTTTTAAATTCAGTTTCAGTAATGGAAGGAGCGATATCCTCTTTACCATAAACTTCTAATTCTTGTTTGTATTGTTCTAATAAACCTGCACGATGAAGATCCATTATCAAGCTTGGGTAATGGACATCGGAAGATTGGACAAGTTCAACAAGTGTGAACTTTTCCTCTTTTGTTTTCTTTTCATCTGCAGCTTTTTTCTTAGTTTTACTCATACTAATTCCTCATCAACATTTAAATTTTGACTAATTGCTCCACCAATAACATGGTAGTCATAATAGCTAAATGAAACTCTGATTATGCTTCTCAGTACTGGTGGATTTGTGGTTAAATCATCAAGGATATAAGGAGGAGTAACATCGAAAGTTGCTCTAATAATATCGAATTGTTTGAAAATGTTCTTGTAATTGTATTCTATAGGGTTTGGGCATTGCTTTTTCACTCCACGGCCAGTATTGTTGTTGACTTTACAGGCCTTGTTTAGGAATGCACATTGCCCTGCATTGTAGTTTTGGCAGTATTCGTAATGATCTGACTGGACCTTATAGAACAATTCCAATATTTTTTCTGTGATTTCATCTCTCTGATTTTCATCATCACACCACACATTCAAGTCCAGGTCAATGCTTCTTTCTTCTCGCATGACTTGTTGAGAAATTTTTTGATTTGGATTGTTCTGATTGTATTGTGGATGATTGTTTTGGATGATGTAATCTTTGTTGATTATGTTTTTTTGGATAATAGATGTGCTTGAACTATTATCTATTGTGATACATGGAGTCTTATCTATAGGATATTCTCTTTTTACTATCCTAACATCCGTGCCATTGTTTAAAATGATTTTCCCTTGAAGTATTTTCATTATTGCCCTTAAAGGTTTAATCATTCTATCACTCCTTGTCTTTTTAATTCATCTGTGAGTGTGGCGCTCATGTATCTCTCATTTGAAAGTTCATCTGCCACTTGTTTAGGATAATTCCTAGCAGGCATTTTGCTTGTTCCATGAACAACATAAACTGCATAATCCTGACTATTCCTCACTAAACCTTCCTCATCTGTAATTTCACTTGAATGGCCTCTGCGAAGGTGACCGCTTGCCTTGTATGTGGTGTTAGGCAACTGGTTACCTGGACCAGGGCTTTTTTTCTTGCACCTGTTTTCAGCTTCAAGTGTGGTTTTCTTAATTACATGTGATTCGCATTTTTTGAGGATTTCATGATTGACTTTTTTGTAAAAGCTTGGATTGATTTCCACATCCATTTGGATCATGAGGTTTCCTCCTGCAATGGTGTAGGTTTGCGTTGTTTTTTAACTACAATCTTGGTATGGCTTGTAGGTGCGAAGTGAGTGTTAACCATAGGTGTTCCTACAATCTCATAAGTATCAGGTTGGTCTTTGACACGTATTAACATGCTTGGACTTATGTTTACATCTGAGTCTATTATAATCTTGTATGTGTCTGTTAGTATCTCCCCAAATTCTTTTAGTATTTCATTTGGAGACATAGGTTGAAAGTTTCCAGGAACAGTATTTGTAAGGGAGTATTCCTTTAATGGTTCATAGTAAGGATTGAATTCTGTTGTTGATTCTGTATAGTCCCATAATTCAATGTCGACATTTGGAAAATATACCATGTTATAACACCTTTATCCTTACTGAATAACTACTTCTTAAATTATTGATTCTAGACTCGATTAAACTGCCAAGACTTGAACTTGTATCATAATTTATTTGTGTGTCTATCTCTTTAATTGAAGATATTGAACCTTCAGATGAAAAACCATTGGTCAATCTATATCGGATAATGTCTAAAACTAGAGAATTGATTTTTGTATCGATGACATTATCTGGCAAACAGGAACAATACTCAACAACAAGAAAACCTTTCAAAGTAGTATTGAAATAAAGTATGCCTAAACTTTCATCTAAAACATAATCTTCAGGGCCTAATGTTTTAGATCCAACTGCAATACTTGAAATCTGCTGTACAGGATACCAGGTCAACTCGAACATATCATTCTTGAAATCACGTACCATTTCCTTATGCTGTTCAGGTTCAATCGGCACTCCTATACGGCCTGCCAATTCAAGTATAGTATTATTAAGAAGCAACTCTAAATCTTCATCACTTAAATCAGCAGTAACATTATAAATCCGTAATTTCTGTTTTAACTTTGTTACATCTATAAGAGCCATTTATTGTTGCCTCCATCATATTAAAATTTTTTTAATTTACTCTTCTCCTGGGGTCACAGCAGTCAAGCTTATGTTAAAACTGGTTGTGGCTCCAGTTACAGTAATCTCTTGAGTCTCATCCTCATAACCTTCGCAAGTGACTTCAACTTCATAGGTATCTTCAAGAACATCTGCGATAGTACATTTTCCTGTACTTGCTGTGGTTCCAGTCTTCTTACCTAAAGTTACAGTTGCTCCTTCTACAGGGTCGGTACTGCATTTGACTGTGAATTCGATGTCATGAGTATGTAATTGCTCGAGATGTGTGACTCTTAATGCGAGAGTAGCATCTTCTTCTGAATTGTTGTAAATATCCTCATCAAGTTTTTCAAGATATTTTCCTAATTCATTTGTGTTTGGAGAAGATTTCAATAATCTTTTTAGTTTATTTGTTAAAGTCATAAAAAATTACCCTCCTATTTTTTTCCTAAAAAAATAAGGAAGGATAAAAAATTTATAATTTTTATCCTGTACCTTCACCTTCAGCTTCAGGTTCTTCGTTTCCGATTTCGGTAATGATACCATTGTGGAACTCACCAATGTTTTGACAGGTTAAGAATGCTGCGATAACATTTTTGTAAGCGAGCTTGTTAACTGGCAAATCGGTAATCAAAGTTGGTGGCATTAATCTTCTTACTTCAATAGTGGAAGAATCAATGATAGCGAGAGTGTCACCGTTGGTGGTGTCGAAGTTTGCATCAACAAGGATAGGGATGTCGGTACCGAACATGGATTCGTAGGAAGTTACACGGTGTCCTAAACCAATGTCGATTTTGTCATTGTATCTTCTGTAAGGTGCAACAATTGCTTTCAATTGTTTTGCAACACCATAGGAACATACGATACAATCAGGGTTACCACCATCATTGTGAATAGCTTCAAGCATGTCATCAATTACTCCTTCGGTAATAGCTGCACCATTCATATCTTCAGTATGGGTAACGATAGATCTGGTGATACCTTTGAAATCCTTTTTAGCAGCAGTTCCGTAACCATCAATGATAGCTGCATCGGTCTTGTTGTTGACTTCAATGAACTTCTTGTTTTGGTACCTTTCAAGAAGGTCCATGTTCCAGTTACCCATTTGAGCCATCATAGACACTTCGATAGGTGCTACAATGGTTTTCATACTGTCGGTAACTTCGCTGATGGATTCTGCATTTGCTGCAGGAATGTCATCAAGTTCATCAATGAAAGCAACATCAGGGTTTCCAGGAGTTTCTTTGAAGTAACCTGCAAGTGCAGCTTTACCATCAAATACTTGTCCTTTAGATTCTAAGAATCTGAGGAAAGGTGCTTTTTCAAAGGTTTTGGTTTTCAACTCATCGCTGTACTCAATTTGCATTGCGTTAGGATAGTTGCTAGTAGATTGGAAAGTTTTCTTTAACTCATTTAATTCAGCAGAATTTGCTGCTATTTTGGAAATAATATCATCCATAGTAAATTCTTCGGACATAAAAAATCAGCTCCATAATTATTAGTTTATAAAATTATTCTAATTGTTTCATTACAGCGGCCATGATAGGATTTGCTGTTTGTTGTTTTCTCATAAGTATCTCTGCGGTTTCCCTTGTAGAGAAAGTGTTCTTTTCTACTGGAGGTTCAGCAGATTCTTCTTTCTTTTGTGCTTCAATGGTTTTCATGTATTGTTCATATTTGGATCCTTCGGTGTTTCTTTGTTTGTCGAAGTTTCCGAACATTTTTGAAGCAACCTTTTCTACAAAGTCATCTCCGAGAGCATTTGCAATGCCTTCGTTGATTGCTTTACTTATATCTTCAGGATTGAAACTTTTGGTTTCATCCTCCTCTTCGTTCTCATCTTCATCTTCATCTGGTTTTACTTCCCCATCTTCATCTGCAGCTTTGGTTTCATCATCTGCAGGTGGTTCTTCTGGAGGTTCTTCATCGATTAATTCTTGTACTTTAGCTTCAACTATAGCTTCTAACTGAGATTCTACTTTCTCGGTTATTTCTTGAGAGATAGTTTCTTCTTTTTCAGCCATGTACTCGTTAATTAATTCGATTACTTCATCTCTAGTTAAGCCAGAAGTTTCTTCTTCTTGATTTTGCTCTTCTTTGTTAACAGAAGTCATATTTTGTTCTCCTAAATTCTTAACAATTGCATGACATGCACCAGCAATGCAAGTAGATTCTACTAATCCTTTGCTAGTTGTAACTGTTCCGAAAGTATCCCAGTTAGCAGGCATTGCTGTTAAACTGATTTCATGTAATTCGATTTCGTTTATTATACGGTTTTTCTCATCGTATGCTGTGACATATCCTCCTATTGAGAGGCCGAGTCTTACACCAGTCTCCAATAAGTCTTTTATGTCTGGAGTGTATTTTTTAGTGATTAGGAATTTGATTTTTAATTGCTTATCCTCCACAGTAGCATCTTTTATAGCACCGATAACATCATCCAATCCGTACCAATGGTCTCCATGGATGTTTAGTTCTAGTGCTTGTTCAGACATTGATTCTATTGCAGAGCTTGAAACTATCTCATCATGGAGGTCACGTGAGGTAGTTGAAGCAACTCCTTCAAGGAGAATCCTATCTTCACTATCTTCACTTTTATGAGTGAAGGATTTGACACTCTTAGCAGTTAATGGAGAATAAACCTTAAATTCTTTTCTAACCATTTTAAGCTAAACCCCATTAGCTCTATTATTCATGCACTATCCGTTATCATTTTGCCCCTTTTTTTTAGATATCATTTTGGTTAAGCCATCAAAAAAAAAATGGAAAATGATGGAGGTAACCAAAATGAATAGATCTAAAAAAGGAGGTCCATGATAAAACGATAGAACAAAAAAAAATAGATCCGTTTTTTTGTGTGGATAAGTTTAGTGACATTCCAGGTCAAGGTTTCCCATTTAAAGTAGCGAAATGAGCATCTAATCTGTTAAATCAACGCTTGTAGGATTATTAACCCTTTCAAGGTCTTCGACACTATCTGCTACAGGAGCAAATGCACATCTGCAGTTAGGGTGCATTGGTAAGGCTTCCTGAGCTTCATTGATAGTCAATGGATTTCTTGATTCCAATTCAAGGCAATCATCACAGACAAGGCCATCTTGGGCTGTGACAATTTCAACCTGTGTTATGCCATAATTGACATATGCCTGCAATGTGCCTGTATTAACTGCTCTTGCATGTTCTGTTCGAGCTATCATCTCGGCACGTGTGATAAGGCTGATGTTTGTGTCAATTGGATTGAAAGGTAATTCCATGAGGTTGCGCATTGTAGTTTGGTAACCATGACCTTCACTAACAGCTTCAAATATAACTTCACGGATACCTTCCCTAAGTTCATTGTTTAAGTTCGTAACAAGGTTAAAATTATATTGAGTTAGATTGTATAATGCGATACGGTCTGCTTGGGTATAGGCCAAAACTCCACCTATGTCAGCATATCCCAGTTCAGCACCAATACGGTAATACTGTCTGATGAACTGTTCACTATCGCTTGCATTATACTCTATAAGATCATTAAGCTTTTGTCGAATTCCACTATTGCGGAAGAATGCGTTTATCTGGGCTTGTGTCATCCCTTGCAATTCTGCATATTCTTCACTTCCCATGTATTCGGCTACAAGCTTAAGCTGATTGTCCAACCCATTGGTCAATGATTGCAAATATTCAATTTCTTCAGGAGATAATTTTTTACAGAAAGGGATTTGTATCCAATCCATAATATTTATCCTCCTTTATAATTGATTAAATCTGAATGGTATAATTGTGATTTGTACTTTTGTACAGTGGTGATTGCTTTATTGATGTCTCCACCTAATGGCTCTATCATACTAGGATTCATCGCATTTGGGGTTAGTGCATAGTTCTGATAATTCATAGGCACATTACCCCATGGAACAGGTTCTTCACCATATCCACTACGTACTTCATTAATGGATAAGCTTCCATTTTGCAATCGTATGTTTTCGATTTCTGCACGATTCAGCTTATCTTCAATGTCTAAGTCGGAGAATTGGAAAACCTCTTCAAAACCATTATGGCCTAATGCCTTGTTGAATGCACCTTCAATAAATGCTGCTCTTCCTTGAAGTGTGTCCTTGAAGTTTTTCTTCTGTGATTCTCCACTTCCTGTACCAAGGTTTGCAGTTTCTATTACACCTACCATTGCAGGCTGTGCACCATAAGCTGTAATGATCATGTCACGGCATTTGTCCAGGAGCTTGTCCCAGTCCATGTCCCTGGTGTTTACTGCAGGGCTTGTGAACTGTGCACCTTTAACCGCTAATGTTCCTCCTTTTTTCTCTTCCTTCTTCAAGGCACCTAACCTGTTAAGTTCTAATGCAAAGCTATCATCATCCATATCCTTATCAAAACTTAATATTGCTTTTGGGTCCAATCCATCGTTATCCATGACACGTTTGTTGTAACGCATGCCAAGGAACATGATACTAATTGCAAGGCCGATTTTATCAATCTTGCACATTCCCCATTTTGAGCTTTTGAGCTTGATGTCAGGTTCATGGATATGTATCAGCTCATTAGGTTCGTAACGGATATCCTGTTGTCGGTATCCCCATTGTTCTGTGTCAGGATACCATTTCAATAGCTCTGCAGGGACATAAGTCAATCCTGTAGGGACCTGTTGTTGGAACAGTTCCTCATGGTTGAGTTCTATGAATGCATCTCCTGTTCCTTCAAAGCTTCTTATGTATTGAGAGTGGAACATTGGATAGGTTACTTCACTACGATATCCATTTGGATTGTTGAATAGGTTATATAGGTAATTGGTACGTGCAATGTTGATTTCCTCATCGCTTAATTTGTTTATCTGAAAACCAGTAGCAAGGAGAGAATCAATCTCGACTTGTATACAACGATGAACATATACATTGTTTAATGCTTCGTAGTATACTTCAAAATCACCTACAGGCTTGTTTGACCTACGTTGTGCCCATCCGTAATTCCCAAGGAAGGCATTGTATAGGCTATGGTCTTGAGGCCTTCTTATTCCTGGAAGTTTTGTAATTGTTTTCTTTATATCATCAAAAAATTTCATAAGTATACTACTCCTAATTGTGGTGTAGATTTAATCATTCGAGGACCAAAGATTCCTCCTCTCCACATATCAGGACAATGGTCATTGACTTTGAGAGGTTTGTCTTCTCCTCTTTGTTGGGCTTTCTTGTCCCAACTGTAAGTTTGAACTTGGCTTATGCTATGTTTGCATCCTGTATGGATCTTGAATTTTCTTGTTGCGATAAGCCTTTGGATATTGGTTATGTCTTCATAAGTGTTCGGTGCATAGGTTTCAACTTTCATTTTAATTCGTTTATCCTTTTCGCATGAAGTCTTAAGACTTGCTGCATCATGAGGAAGATAAAGAGTATTGATTTTAGTGAGATTGTATTTATCTTGAAGTTTGATTATGTCTTCAACTCTTTCATCATCGGATTGTGTAACTCCTTTGACTTCAGCATCATAGTAGGTTTCCTCCAGGAGATAATAGCTATTGCCTTCTTTCTCATCCTTGTGGATTCCCATCACACCAAAAGTGGTCACAGTTGAAACACCGTAGTCGCAGCAGATGTTTATCTCATCGATTCTTGGCGGTTTGGTGAAGGTGTTTTCGGATTCTATGAACTTGTCATAAATCGCTCCTTCAGCTATTACCCATTCACCAAGGATATAACGTTTGTATTGTAATTGTGAATTTGAGTATAATAGTTTCAGTTGTTCTATATATTCCTCAGACAAGTTAGGATTGTCTTCTAATGTAAAGTGCCATACTTTGACAATCCCTTTTTCTTTGAGTTCTTTATTGTTTATGTACTCTCTGAAGATGTAATGGTAAGGGCTGTCTGGGTTCATTGTCCAGAAGATTTTTGCTCCAGGTAGGCTGCATCTGTTTATGGCCATCTTGATTGCAGATTCTGGACTGGTTGCTGCTTCATCAGCATACCAACCACCAACAGTCATACCTCTGAGTTTGTCTGTTGCTCCTTCATCATTAAGACCTACAAGGACCATCTTCTTGTCGCCGATGTACAGGTACCCATCGTACTTATTGTAATCATAATAGATTCTTCCATCTATCATGCTGATAAGATCTTCAATAACATTACGTTCTAATGTGTCTCTGGTTTTACCAGTCATGAGGAATTTGTTGTGAGGGGATTCAGCAATAAAATCTAACCATCGGACATCCACATTGGTGGTCTTTGATGATCTAACGCTTCCATGAAGTATGTTGAGGAATGCATCGCTGTTGTCTATGAAGTCAAGTGCCTTTTCGGAGAAGAGCCCATACTTGAATGGTTTAATCCTGGAACTTTTCACGTGACTTCCTGATGGCATCAGCTAACTCTCCAAATCCTGCATTGATGTTGATTTCAACATTGTTTTCTTCCTGCTTGAAGTATTCAGCATATAACCTGTTCGCCTGTATCGCTATGTTGGCCGCATCCTTGAAAGTGACATTTGCAACTTCAGGATCTGCTGCTTGACTTTTGGTTCTCTCAAACATTTTCGGCAATTCTGCAGCAACTTTGGCAACTCCTTGCATGTTGTCGGCAATGGTTTCAGCTACAGACATTATGTTTTCTTCAGCAGCTTCTTTTTTATCAGCTTGATGTTGAACTCCTTTTTCTATTTGAGCTTCAACCTTTTTATTCGGCTTTTTGGTTTTTGGCTTTGGTTTTTTCTTTGGTTTCTTTTTTGCTCTTTTGTTGAGTTCAGCTTCAACTCTCTTCGGCATGTTGATGTTTCTCTTGTACCTGTTGAGAGTCCTTACTGATATCTTTTCATTATATGTATTTTCCAACCAAGCAGATACACTAGCCCCAGTTTCTCCTTCAGATAATCGCTTGACTATTTCATCAAAATGGTCACTTGATTCTATTTTGTTTTTTCGAGCCATGTTATCTACATCATTCTATCATTTTTTATCAAGGTAGTTGTGTTTTGGTCAAAATTGGACAAAACACGATTTGACCAAATTGGTCAAAATAAAATTTTTGGTCAATTGGGTCATTTCATAAAAATCTGTATGCCCAGGGTAAGCATTGTACATATTATGAGGATCAATGCATGACCTGTGCGAAGTGAGGACTTGAGAGAAGTCACATCCTTTTCAAGTTCATCAATCTTGCGGCTGTCCTCTTCACGAATCCTCAAAGTATTGGTTAATTCAGTAACGCTAATCGTTAATTGATTGATGTCTTTTCTTATTTCTTTATTATCAGAGATCAATTGTTCAATATTCTTCTCTTTATAATCCATCTTGTTTTCTAGTTGTATTATTCTGGTTTCGTTTTCACAATGTAAGTTTGACAAGGGCATCATTCCTGTATAATTTTTAATCGTAAGCAACTATTTTTTTTGGACAATATAAAGAAAGAAAAATTAGGAAAAAAAGTGTGTTCTTGAGGGAAGAAAAAAATTAGCATAGAAGGATGATTTGAAGAAATGTAATATAAAATTCGGATTTAATCAACTAATTTTATCAAAGAAATTTTTTTTATTTATTTAAATTAAACAAAGAGAAAAAAACTATATGCCAACGGAAGCTCCTAAGGAAAATCATGTTCTCATGCATGATATGTTTTTTTCTTCCGCTCAAGGGATAAGCTAATACTGGAATCGAACCAGTACAATGACACCAGTTAGCTTACTTAAAGGAAATATATGTATTTACGGTGAAATGACAAAGAGAATAGAATAACCCCATACCAAAAATCTAAAGGAAACAAGAAACAAAATGAAATATCGTGATTTATACCAGATTGAAAGAGCAGTAAAACTTGCAATAAATTTTTTTATATTCGAGGACTTTAATTAAATTTTGATTATTAGAGTGACAATTAAAATTTTATAGAATATTTAAAAAAAAGGATTATTATGTGTTATCCTTTAATGTTTCCAGTATGAGGTTATTCTATTCTCTCCTCCCATGTTATGGTTGTCATTCTTTTTCCGCCAACAATATAGCCATAATCGTAATGATCTATACTGGGCACTCCTTGCAGTACAAGGCCACAGTTTCTGCAATAGGTTTCATCCTCTAGGTAACATAAATCATGACTGCCACAATGAGTACATCTTATCGGATGTTTTTTTGTAGTAGTCAATTTATGTCACCTAATTTCATGAGAAGACTTTATATAGATTGCAATATTTTTGATTAAAACTGTTCGTTTTTTGAAAAAGATATATATACATATTTTTGAGGACTGAAAAAATTATAAAGTATCCTCTACAATAATTACATTACTTACTAGCCACATTCATGATTCGTAATATTTCATGTAGCTGTGCTGTTGGAAATAATCACATAAACGTGCAATAACCAGGCTAAAGATTTCCTCATCAACTCCATAATCCTTGCATACTTTGTAATTGTATGTACGCCTTTTAGGAGTTTGCAGTTTCTTTATGTAGAAGCATATGCATGTGATTATTGTTTCGCAGCTTGCTTTCCTATGCAGCTCTTTTAATGGAACATTCTTCACTATGTATAGGCATCTGTCCCTGTCGGTGCCTTGGATTCCTAGTTCATCCATAACATACTTGCAGGTTCTTATCTTGTTTGCAAGTCTCCATTCCTTATTACCATAAGCCATTTTCAGCCTAGCACTTGTGAATTGTTCTCCTGGCTGTTTGGTTTCGTATTTTCGTAATAAGTAGTTTATATCTCTTTGGCCAGTCATAATCAAAAAATCACCTATACCTTTTTAAGCAATAGCTTTAACTCTTTTCTTAATTTTTCAAGTTTTTCAATGTCAGGCATTGGCTGCATTTCCTCTGCAGTTATTTGTATCCTTAGTATTCTTATTTTTTCATTGAGCTGATTCATGTTATTAATCCTCATATTTTGGCAATGTTCTTGACATATCGTATAATCTGTAGTCGATGTCTTTGATTTCTATAAGGAAGTTTACCCAAAACAATTGCTCATTGCCTGAAGTTGTTTCGGCTTTTTCTTTGACAGTTTCTTTGACTTTTTTTATTTCCTCCCTTAATTCTTCGATTTTGTCCTGTATTTTTGGCATACTTATTTTTCCTCCCAGTAGGTTTTGAACTGTTTGATTTGTTCTAAAGTTTTTTCATAGTCTCCATCGAAATTTATTGCTCGGTCATCAACATAGCAGATTGCTGCTGGTTTGTAGCCTGTAACGTTGGCAACATATTTTAGAAGATCATGTTTGTCTAGCCATATTATGATTTTTGAATATCTTCTTACGCTGCACACTTCAATGGTGTAATCTTTGCTTAATGTTTCCAGGAACTCACGTATTCCTTCACGTGGTGAGCCTAGGTTGTCACCATTATATCCTTTATAGTTATTGAATACTCCATCGAAGTCTAGGCATATTACTGGTTTCATCTTCTACCTCTCCATTGTATGCATTCTACAGGTTCATGTGGGTCATATTCTTCACATCTCATTTTGCATTCTGCTACCAACAATCCGTAAGGCCTGTCTTCAAACCTTATGTCATGCTCACAATCTTTGCATAATTGTTTAGTGATCATCTTAAAAACCATCTTCTTTTATTTTATTATATGTTTGTTCTAGTAGTTTTTGCATGCCATTTACTCTTCTAGTTCTTCTTTTATCATTTTCATGCATTCTTCTGATAGTCCTTTTGATTCTATGTATCTTTCTAGTAAATCACATTTTTTTAACCATTTTTGTATTTCCTGGTCTTGTGCCATTATTCTTAGTTTGTGTTTGTTGCATATGTTGATTAGTTTGCTCATTTGTGTTTTCTCTTCAACTTCTTTCCTCAAGGCCCTAATTCCCTTATCCTGGAAATTTAACAAATCAACCACTTGTGAATTGAAGCCAATCCATTTATCTTTTTTAGTATCATATATGAGTATAAGGCCATCTTCATCTTCTGCAAGTTTAAAACGTTCCTCACTCATACAAACAACTCCTAATTTGATTATACATTTTACCATCAAAGACAACTGTAACTTTGAACATACTTGTATTTTTTGTGTATGTTTCATCAGTTGCACATACAATGTCTTTTATTATTTGTCGCAACTGCTCATTCTCTCCCTTTAAAGCAGAAATGGTGGCTTGTTGCTCATTAAGTAAGATGCAAACATCACCATCTGCCATCTCAACACCATTATCGAAGATAGGCAAATGAAGATACATTCCACTTGCCTTTTGAATAGTAAATCGTTGCTCACTCATCAATATCACCTTTGGAATATAATATAACAGTTCCTTTTCGCACATCTTGAAACATAACTGGTTTAAAATTGTCCAATTCCTTTCGCAATTGCTCATTCTCTTTTTCTAATGTAGTGATTTTTGATTCTAAAAAAGCATTGTAATCACTTGTTGCATTCATAGTAGTTTCAAATGACTTCACTTGTTTTTGCAACTGCTCATTCTCTTTTCTTAATTCTATGAGTAATGACACTTGTTTTGCAACTGTATCAGCGAACCTATCATTACTTTGTTTTAACTGCTCATTCTCTTCTGACAAAGAGTTTAACAAATCCACTAAATCATCAACACCCATTACATTCCGAATAGGATAACACTTGTCATTTGCCTTATCGATTATATGCTCTGTATAATGCGATTTAAAAAATCGTTCATCACTCATCATTCCACCTCTTATGGTTTTGCCAAGCAAGAATCATAATATTCAATGCAGTATCCTCATCAATGCCATCAGAAACCATTTTGTCAAGATATTTTTTTAGTGTAGGGTTTTCTTTTATCCCTTTTTTCATACTTGTAATAATGCATCGTTTCTCAATCATTTGCTACACACCAGTTTAAAAATTCTGCTCCTAATCCTTTTTTGGCTATGAATTTATCTGACTCATCTCTCGCTTTCTTAATTTTGTTGATAGTGGCTTGTTGCTCGTTCAACAAATCTACAACTTCATTCTCATTTAAATCAGTATCGTTATCCATTATCTGATATTGTAATACTGTTTCAGAAGATAACTTAAATTGTTTCTCACTCATTCAATAATCCCACCTTCTTTTAATCAATGCCTTCCACACTTCAAAGCTGATTAATTCTACAAAATTATCCCACTCCTTTATTTTAAATTTATTAATTAAGGGTGTTGTTGTCAATTTAATGTTTAATTCCATAAATCAATCCCCTTCTGTATCCAATAATTCCCCTACATTTTCACTTAATCTTATAAGTGATTTAGCCTCACTAATGCTAATTGTAAAAGGCAATGGCTGCATTGCTTTGATAATTAGCAATGCTGTTTTAGCGTCTGCCTTAATTTCTTGAAGTTTGTTGCTTGTTTCTTGTTCTCGGAAGAACATATCACATTTATCCTCTCCAATAACATCAAGTAATTGTTTTCCTGTTAGTAATACTCCTCCATCTTCAATAATGCCATATACCCTTTGATTCTCTTTTTCTAATCGTTGTATTGTGGCTTCTTTTCCATTCAACAAAACAGCAATATCACATAAATTTTCATAACTGTAGCACTCTTCTTTATCAGTTATTACGTCCACAACCCTACTTTCACCATTATCATCGGTTATTTCAACTGTTTCAAAAATATATCTTTTCTCATCCATACTAATCCCCTTCCTCTTTAAGATATTCGTTTATCATTTCAGCAATATCTGCATCATCCCCATAATTAATAGTTTCATATTCTGCTCCTTGTTCACGTAACCAGTTGCAAAAATCAAGGATTATCTTAAACTTACTCTTATTGAGATTCCTTAATTGTCCTTTCTGCCTAATCACTTTGCTTTCCAAATTGCTTATCAATTCCTTCTTATTCTTCATATCTTTCTTTAAGCTTTTATTTTCAAGCATTGTTTCCAAATATTTTCTTTCAAACTTGTCTTTATGGATTTTGAGATAATTGTTCTCAATATCCAATTCGTTTAATTTGCTTTCTACATCTATCCAAGACATATGATTTCCTTCAGGATCATTAAGATAAATAGACCCAAATTCAGAAATAGTGTCAATATGATATCTTCCATTACTCATCAACATCACCATCTTTCAAAAATAGTGTTCTTATCCATCAACAATTTTAATTCATGCTCTATCCTATCTGCACTTTCAAAGAGATCTTTATCATTATTGTTCAATGCCCTTCTTTTCAAACCAACAACATAAAACAACAAATTCTCTAAAGAAACAACAGCAGCTTTAACAATAGTATCTTCGCAAGGTTCAACTATATCACTCATCTAAATCCACCTACACTAAGTATCATATTATCATACAAAACTTCCATAAGTTCAGAATAATTCTCACAAGATCTACATTTTTCTAAAAGTTTTTCTTGAGAACATTTCCATTTTATTATAAAATTAATTTTAAATTCCCCAATGTCTTTATCTGTCATTCTTATTCACCAAACCACTTCACATTTTCTCTAAATGTTCAATCTTAATAATGTACTCCTCACACAGTCTTTTTAATGCAAAATTTTCCATTTGAAGTTTTCTTATTTCTTCTTCCTGGTCATTCAACAAATCGACAACTTCTTCATTATCAAAGGTTTTATAAAAAAAACGATTAGTTTTATTATCAAAAATACCTGTTCCATCCAATTCAAATCTTTTCTCATTCATCTTTACACTCCCAATATTTAAGACCACATTCTGAAACTCCCTCAAGATAATCATGAGTTCCACAATTCAGTATAGAGCAAATGCTTCCTTTATCATATTTGCAATTCATACAACCGTTTGCATTATCCACATCGACATAAACACAATGCTTAATCTTTTGTCGCAACTGCTCATTCTCTTCATGGAGAGCATTCAATAAATCAACAATGTCTTCAATTTCAAGTCTTTTATTCTTCTCTGTATCCCAAACTAACAAAAGATTGTCTACATCTACTTCAAATCGTTTCTCAATCATCTTTTGCCTCCAAACTTTTGACTCCTAAATCTTCTGCAAGGTCAAGCATAAAACTAAACTCTTTACTGTGTCTTTTGAATTGTCGGCTATACTTGTTTAATACTCTCGCTACTTTCTCTTTTTGTTCGGTGATTATATCTTGTTGCTCATTCAACTTTTTTTCCACCTTTTCACAAATAAACCCAATACTCATATGAGCAGAATATTCCCCATCAGAATAATAAAGACTCTCTTCAGTCCATTGCTCTAAAGTAAATCGTTTCTCACTCATCTAAACCGCCACAAAACTTTATAACCAATTTCTCTATAGATTGTAAACTTTCCCTACACAAATCCTCCGCCTCAGGAGGGAATGTTGCATTCTGAAGTAATACTCCAAAAATATTCCAAAGAAGAATATTCTTTAATTTCAACTGATTAATAACTTCCTGTAATTGCTCATCATCAACGCTCATCCTTTATCACTCCTTTTCAAAGTTCCAAGCAATTTTACTCTTGTTTCAATGGGAACATAGCTTAAAGCATTTAACAACAATTTATTAAGTCTTTCAATCTCTGCTTCTTGCTCATTCAGTTTATCTATAAAATATTGTATAGTGTCATCGTAGACATCTACAACAGCCACAATACATGTTTCCCTATCAACTATTCTGATCTGCCTTGAAGCACTAATAAAACTAATGTAAAATCGTTTTTCAGTCATTCTAATTCCTCAAATTTTCTACGATTCTCAAACATAAAATCAAGACTTATCATTGCAAGAAATAAATCAAAAAATTGGAATAATTTCTCTGTTTCATACAAGAAACTAACAAGCATAACAATACAAACACATAATTCTAACAATACAGCACATCTAATCTTATTCCTCTTATTCATTTGGTTCACTTCCTTTCATTGCAGTTACTTTCAAGGTAGCAAAATAATTCAAATCTTCTCTTGTCTTGTTCAAATCCCATCGCAATTTTTCAATCAATTTGTTCTGATCTTCGATAGTAGCTTCTTGATCTTTAATTTTAAAAAACATATGAATATTGCTTATTTGTTGTTTGTCCCTATCATTCAACATTCTAACAACTTCACTATTCAACATTCTACCATTTTCATCACAGAAATCAGACAGTTCTGATGGAATAGCAAACCTTGACAATTTAAATCGTTTATCAGCCATCATTAAATCTCCTAAATTAATACTTCTCCCCACCATTCTATCTGTTTAAAAATGTTAGGGTTTTTAGTATCTCTAACACTCTTCACCATAATTTCATACTCTTCATTCCTACATTCTAACAATTCACATCTTTCATTTAAGGATTTGATAACAATATTTTGTTGAGCCACAATGTTTTTTAAATGTAATATACTTGCATTATTAGAATCCATTAAACTTGAGGGTGAATGAAACATAGCATCATTGTTATTATCTTTTAAAGGCATACTTCGATTATACAGATAATACCCTTTATCCAAATAAGAATCAATGTACAATTGTTCAAAATATAATAACTCTTTTTCTTTCACATCACTTTTTAACACACTATACACAATAGACCCTTTAAGAAAATCTATCGCCAAATTTTTTAAAGTGTGGTTGCCCTTTCTAAAAGCTTTAATATGTTGCGAATATCTATTCTCAATATCCCTTGAAGAACCAATATAAATAAAAGGATAAATCTTATGTTTAAAACAATATATTCCACTAGTCATCTAACCAAACCTCCTTGATGCTGGGAGGTATTTTATCCAGCTGCCCTTCAAGATCTTTAACTCTTTGGTCTAATCTATTGAGCAATGAACATATTTGATGTCGGCCAACATCACCAAAATCATAAAGTCTGGAATATTGACCATATTTATCTTCACCATCCATAATGTTGTTGCCAGATACCTTGAACCTTTTACTAATGCTGTCTGGATTAATGGACCTGTTCAAATCTTCAAAGTCTTCGGTTGTCAAATACACCACTCCTTCCTTTTCATCATATGCTGATTTTTTAAGGTATGGTCGGTGCACATATCTTATCCCATTCACGCAGTTCACTATCTCATCTTCCATTTGAATCCTCCTATTCCTATGCTTTTGTCAAGTAGTAATGTGACCAGGAATATTTCTCCTTTCCGCACACTCCACAGTAGTCGGCCCCACATCCACCTTTAGCTACAGAGCATGTCAATTCCTGTTCGTGCCTTGCAAGCCATTTATGCACATTATCTAAAGTGCCCTGATTATGGCAATGTGGACAGTAATTTTTAAATGTCCTTGTATGCCATGCATACTTGTGCCTGCATCCGCAGCTTGGTCGGCTTGTAATGGTTATTGTTGGAGCCTTGTTTTTCTTTTTCTTAACAGTCTTTTCAGTATATATTTTTCCATCTGTCTTTGCTATGCCTGAATTTTCATCCAGCAGGTATGATCCATTTACAAATGTTATGTTCTCATCATCTAATTCATCCAATACGCTGCTATTGTTGTTGTAGTTTGTGATTGTGTCATTTGTTGCATAGTCAAGTGTGACACATGCAGCCAGCAACAATGAAACAATCACTATTCCATTAATAAATTTTTTGTAGAATTCTTTAACCACCTCTTTACCTGGTATCTATTACCCAATCAGGGCAATCTGTCTTTTCTTCCTTCAGCCGTTTACTTTTACCATCCTTTTCACAAATAATAAACAATTCACCCTTTTCCTTGAATCCTTCATAATGGATGCAGTCTCTGCATCTTCCTACTTTCATGAGACCTTTTTCCACCAGTTCCCATTCAAATAATCCGCAAACATGTAATGTGTTACTCATACGTTTTCACCTGTAGTATTGGAATAAGCATAAAAAGAAGATGAATAGTATTGTTAAGATTAATATCATGTATAATTCCTCAAACAACATCTTCCAGTATTCCTCCTTTTGTTTTCATCAGTTTTCTTCTTAATCTGCCAATCTCGTAGGATTGTCTCATTATGTATTCGGTTTGTTCATCTATTGTTTCCTCTAGTTTTTCTATGGTTTTGTTTTGATTGTTTAGTGTGTCTACCACTTCCTTATTGTTCAGCTGTCTTTTGTCATTCTCTTTTATCATGCTGTCCAAGTAACGGATATAGTCGCTTGAAAGAGAATATTTCTTATTCATAGAACCATCTCCAAGGATCTTAATTCCTTTTGATAAAAATCTTTCAAGCTGATGAGTGTTTGGCTTCTTTGAATATCCTTTTTTGTTAGAAAGTTTAGTTCTTGAAGTTCCTTATCTACATTCAACAAGGACATTTTCAAGGAGTAAATTCTGCTATGCAATTTATTTAAAGAAAGGTCATCAGAATCTATCACTTCCAAGTTTTCAATCAAGTTGCGAACCTCTGCCTTAATTATTTTCAAGTTTGACAAAGCTGACACTCTCCTTCCTAAAGGATTCGCTGTTGAAGACATCACACAAATATATACAGAAGCTCATGGCCTCTTGATAGTTCCAAGCTGAATCTTCATCATAACTCCTGGCGAACACTTTCCTTTCAAAACCTCTTGGATGATTGGTATCGAAAAGATAATTGCAAACGCTCACTTCTTTTTTCACATTGTCCACTACAACATAATACTCGTTTTCATTTTCCATAATATCATCATCTCAATAAAAAATATTCTCTAACCCCACCTTTAGGGAACCTGGTTTCAGATTGAATTTCATTAAGGAAATTGTTTCCTTGATTCTTATAAGATTTGATAATGGCACCAACTTCTGCAGCGGATACTCCATGGACTATTCCAAAATTGCCGCTGTTTATGAAGTTTGCTATTTCTCCTGCAGTATGTCTTCCAGGATTGCATATCAGGAAAGCCTTTATCAATACCTTGACTTTTGTCAATTCATCTCCTCGCAACATCTATAATTCCTCCAAACCGAATTCCTTTTTGACCTGTTCTACAATGCCTGGCAATGATTCATCTTCCCAGTCATGCTCCATCAACAGGTCACGTACTCTAGCTGCCACTTCATAATCCTTGTAGCTGCCATAGTTATGGATTCTTCTTTGCTTGTCTTTTTTCCTTACGGCATAGGACATTGTTCTTGTTTCACCAGTTTTCTTGCTGGTGTATTGGTTTGCATAAATCCAACGTTTGCTCCCAACAATGCTGGTATGACCATGCTTTAATTGTATTTCTTCAAGTCTGCTTTTATCCCATCCTATCTTTTGCATGTCATTGGATATCTTATTGGCCAGTTCACGAGTAAGATAGGAACCGAAGTATTCTCCTTTATGGGATACAGTATAGCAGGATTTCCTATTGGTTTTGTTAAGTTGAACATAATTGTTGTTTGGAGGAATGTAATCCAAGTTAGGTTTGTAGATGATTGGCTTCTGTTCCAATACCTGGTTTGGATCTTCGCCTCTTGCAACAATAGCTAGGAATTCCTTCCAAGTGGAATCGTATTCCCTTCTCAATATCCCTCTGATTGTTGCAGGTGTGGTTCCACATGCTTTTGCTATTTCCTCCTGGTTAACGCATCCATCAAGGATGCATTCCTTCATTGTATTAAATAGTTGTGTTCTAGGTTCACGTTCAACAATCCTACGCACTTTCCTCTGTGGGTATGGAGGGATTATCATATTATAATAAGGGTTTAGGCTGTCATCTGCAGCTTCAACCAATAATTCCTCATCATAATCATATTTCAAAAGAAGATCTCTTTCCCAAAGTGCATCTTCAACCTTGGAAAACATGAGCTTCTCAAGTGCATTGTCAGGATTGTTCTTTGGAGTAATTGTTACCAGCCATCTTTTGCCATCAGGATGAGGGTTTACGTATTGCCAGAAATTCATTAGCCAAGTGTACCATACTGGATAATTATCTAATATTTCATCGAGCTTGTCTGTATCCCAGTCCACTTTGTTCATTTCCTGCTTGACATAGTAGGCTTGTTCATAGGTTCTGCAGGCACAATAGTATTTGTCACCATACCATAAGTGATATGATTGTGGCCCTTTTACCATTATGTATCCTTTGCCGTAATCTGATTTCTTTGGTATGATGATCAGTCTTTCTGGAATCGGATATTTCAATCCTTTAAGGTATGGGTTGTTTGTGTGCAGGTCATATTCTTCTGGTTTTTCGCA